GTGACCGCCTGTCCGGTGTCCATCTTTGACCCGATGGCTCCGTCTGGTTTTCCGGTCGGGTCGAAGCGGGTCGGGGCTCGGAGTCCGGCATAAGTGGCCCTTAGCCCGGGTGGGGTATCCCAATTGGCACCGTCGTACGACGAACCACTGGTGAAGTTCACCTTGGCTACAACGGTGTCTCCGGACGGGTTGATGACCGGCGTGCCAGCCGCGTAGTAGGTGTTCTGCTTCCACTTCTGGAGCAGGTTCGCTGCCGGAACCGCAGGAACGTCAAGTAGTCCCATGGGTCTGTCTCTCTTCCTGGTGCTGGCTGTCTGGTTGGCTGGTGGCAGAACCGAGATCAGGTGACCGTGATGGGCGGGCAGTTCGTGACCGCACCCGTGGTCGAGTCCCGCGTCACCGCAGGCTGGGTGTAGGTCTTCAGCACCGTGGGGTTGCCGTAGGTGATCGTGTAGGCATCGACCGCACCCGGGAACGCGGTGCTGACAGTGGTGGCGGTGAACACTCCCGCAGTTCCGTCCGGCCAGGTCACTGCCGCACTGGTGACGGCTCCATTGGCATCCCGGGTGAGTGCTCCGGTGATGATCTGCTCCGGGGTCCGGGCGATCCGCTTCTGGATGGCGTCCGCAGACAGCCTGCCGGTGCCCACGATCTGCGCGATCTGCGGCCACGACGTAGGAGTCGGGTCCGGCTGCGGCGGGCTGTAGGACTGCCCGGACAGCGTGAGTACCTGGGCAGCGGCGTCCCGGGCGTCCTGCCGGATCGTGGTGTCGTTGGGGTTGATCGACTGAGTGACCTGCTTCAGCCGCCCGGCCGTGAGCGCCTTCTGCACGTTGGGGTCTTCCAGCAACGCGTAGTCGAACTCGTCGGCATCGACGGTCCTGCCGCCGTCCAGCAGAACGGTCGCTCCGCTGCGGGAGGTGTTGTAGACCACGATCCAGGTTGTAGACATTTCAGTTGCCTCTCTTGTTGCTCTTCGTCAGTAGTCCGTACACAAGAAGAGCGGTGCCTGACCACTCCGAAGTCCTGCTTCAGAACAATTGTCAGGCACCGCTCTTGGTTTCGCCGGTTTAGCGACTCCGGTCACTTGCCGATCACTCGCCGGTCATTCGTCGGTCAGACGATGCCAGGTCCACCGATCAGGTTCTCGCCGCTGTTGACCCGCTCGTTGTGCAGTTCCACCGACAGCGCACTCAGCACGGTGCCCTTGCGGTACAGCAGGTCGTACGAAGGTCGCTTGGCCCCGCGCGGGATGTAGCGCCGGTAGACGTCTTCCTTGACGACGATGCTGCGACCGACCTTCTCGCCCTCGAACTCCAGAGGGTCGCCCACCTCCAGAATCCGTCCCTCCGGAGCGGTCTGGCCCGGGTGCTTCCGGATCGCATCCGCGAGGTTCGGGCTGACCCGCTCCCCAGCGCCATCCTCCTGAGCCTCTGAGGCGCTCTCTGCGGGCTTGGCGTCCCCGTTCGGGTCTTCCTGCCCGTCCGTGGTGTCCTGGCCCGGCAGACCGCCGTCCTGGCCGTCCTGCTGGCCGTCAGTCGAGTCCGGTCCAGAGTCCTGACCGGAGGTCGAGTCCGTCTGACCCGGCTGACCCTCCTGAACGCTGCCAGTCGATGCCGCGTTCTCCGGGTTGCTGTTGCTGCCCGAGTTGCTGTCCGGGGTGACCGTCCCCGGCGTCGGGTTCTGGTCGGACAGGCTCTCCGGCTTCAGAGTCGGGTCCGGCGTCGTGTTGGACGGGTCGTTTGTCTTGGAGACGTTGCTGGTAGTCCCCGAAGAGGCCGGTCCGGTGGTCTTGTTCTGCTTGCCCTGCTGCTGCTTCGCCATGGTGGCTTGCTCCTGATCCTGTACAGAGGTTCTGACTGTTCTGGCACACCGGGCAGTCGTCCGGACTGTCCAACGTGGGAGACACCGGGTAGCCGTGATCGACCCAATCCTGGCCGAACAGTTTCTGCTCCCGGGGTCTGGCCCTGTAGACCGTCATGTGATCGCCGCTTCGATGGGTTCGTACGTTTCGATGATCTTCCGGGCAAATGCTAGTAGGTCTTGCACTCGCTGGCCGGAAGGATGACACGAAGACCAGAGTTCGAGGTTCTCGATCCGGTTGTCGTCGCGGATGCCGTTCTTGTGGTGGACGGTTTCACTACGGATCAAAGCGCGTCCCAGGTGCTGCTCCATGACGTGCCGGTGTTGCTTCTTCAGCAAGCCATCTACCGAGATGATCACGTAGCCATCTTCGTTGACGCTGCCCTGAGCGTTTTCCGTCTGATACTCGTAGAAGCAATCACGGTCGCAGAACTTACGAGCGATCTTCGATTTGATCTGATTTCCGCAGTTGCGACACTTGTAGGTGTTCACTCGTCGTTTCGGGAAGCGACACGCCTGGTTGCAGTAGAGCGCAGCGGCCCTCTTGGTCTCAAACTTCTTGCCGCAACCGTTGCACTTCTTCGTATAGACCACAGCAGTTGACTGAACTGCATACCGACATTCGCTAGAGCACGTCTGCTGCTGGTCATCGCGTGGGTAGAACATCTCCCCGCAGCCGGGACACTTCAGGTTCTGCTTTCGACGCGGCTTGACGCCCACCGTGTTTCGGCAATCAGCCCCGCAGAAGAACCGCTTGGTCTTGTTCCTGTCGTACTCAGACTTGAATCTAGTGAGCGACTTGCCACACCCCTCACACTTCACACTGACGACGTTTGCCTTACTAGGCGGTCGCCCTGTCCTCTTGTTCTTCGCTTCCACTACCATAAAGAAATCCCCCTTCCGGGATTCGATGACTATTCACGCAAGTAGCCATCATGCCGGAAGGGGGACTTCTTTGTCAAGAATCAGGCGAAGCGACCAATAACGAAGGATTGGGGACGCTTCACAGCAAATGCAAGCCGCTCCTCAACCAGAATGGCGACCGCGTTTCGCACGAAGAAGTCCGCGTGCTGCTCCGCGATCCGCACGTTGGCGACCTGACGGTCGTACAACTGCGCACCGATGCCCCAGGCACCCGTGACGAAGGTGCCCTCCGGCATGGCCGGGGTCTCGACCACCGGCTGACGCCAGACCTGCTGCTGCGCACCCACCGCGATGTTCGTGACCAGCATGTACTGGTCGTTCGTGGTGCCCCGCTGGAGTTCGATGTCCTCCCAGTCGTAGGGGTGCAGCACGTAGCCCGTAGCCGGGTAGTACGCCAGGAACGCCTTGGTGGCCGCACGGCGAAGAGCATCGCTCTTCAACTCCGTGGGGGTACCGCCGCTGGACGCCTGGGTGTACGACTGCGTGTTGTTCGCGTTCAGCAGGCCGAGCAGGTTCTCACCGGTGCCGTCGCCCTGAAGGATCTGGAAGTCCTCCTCCAGCGCCAGGCCGTAGAGCAGTTCGTTGTTGATCGTGGACTGCAACTGCGGCTCGTCCTGAAGGACGTTGCGGTGCGCGGCCTCCCAGTGGGCCAGGGTCCGGACCGGAGCCTGAGCCGACTCGAAGGTCAGGTTCGACTTGGGCTTCAGGCCGAACGTGTCGGTGCTGTTCCCAGCCGGGTTGGACGTGCCATCAGCAGCAGCGCGGTCCCGGACCGGAAGCGCGTTGCCCTGGCCGCTGTTCTCCGCGAAGCCGAGCACGCGGAAGTAGTCGATCAGGTTGGCGTTCGTGGTGGCGACCGGGAACAGGTCACGCACACGAGTCGGACGCTGCGGACGGGGGATCATCGGGTCGAACTGAATCGAGCCGAAGCCGTGGTTGATCGTGTGCTGCGCACCCGACATCGCCCCGAAGACGTCCTTCTGACCGTAGGTGCCGTACGCGGAGACGTCGTGCGCCTCCATCGTGAACGGCGTGTCCATGGTCATCCGGCCCGACTTCAGCAGGGACTTGAACTCCTCGGAGTCCGTGAACGCCGCGCCCAGCGACTTGATCTCGGGACGCTGCATCTGCTGCGCCGCCTGAAGAGCGACAGAAGCGGTGGACGAACCGTCACCGGCCATCGCCTGCATGTTGCCCATGAACGACTTGAACTCGTCGCCCATGTACTGCATGCCGATCAGCGACTTGATCTGAAGAGCGTCGTCGCGCGCCGCCTCCAGGGCCTTCCAGTCGTCCGACTTGATCTCGACGTTGGCCCCATCGACCTTGACGCCCTTCTCGATGCCCTCGTTGATGAAGGCGACCTTCTCCTGGTAAGCGGTTTCGAGTTCCGCCACCCGCGTGGTGTCAACAGACATCGCGGTTTCCTACCTTTCCAAGTGGGTGCTGTTTGGGTACTTCTGTGTGGTGAGTGCTTGCCACCAGTCAGCACTGTGGCGAACTCGTTAGTGCCGATTAAAGCACTAGATCCTGTAATTCCCGAGCAACGACGCACGCAAAGCATCCAACTGCTTCGTCTCGATGGTGATCACCGCGTCATCCGTCTTCTTCTGGGTGTCGGTCTCGTCAGCCGGAGGAGCATCGTTGCCAGCGCTGTCCGTCTGCGCAGCAGAGTCACCGGCTGCCTCCGGGGCGAGATCGGCAATGGCACGGGCCACTGCGCTGAACGCTTCCCGCAGGTCGCTGTCCGGCTCCTCGATGCCCTCGATCATGTCCAGGATCGCGTTACCGGCCTGCTCTGCGCCATCCGGATCGCTTCCGTCAACGGCGTCATCGAAGTCAGACGCGTAGGACTCGATGTCATCCATCTCGTTGTTCTTCAGGACTTCCGCGAAGTTCGAGACAACATCGGAAAGCGAGGACGTCTCGTCGGCTTCGTCGGCTCCACCGTCGCCGCCTGCACCGGAGTCCTCGGGGTCGTCGCCGTTGGGATCGGCTGCACCCTTCTGCTCGGTGAGGTCGGAGATGTCGTCCGCGTCGGTCGTGTTCCCGAATCCAAGGACTGCACCGATGGCGTCGTGGGCCTTGACGAGAATCTCGTGCTCCCACGCCGTGTACGCGGACTTGTGACCGCGCTTGGCTGTGGCGGTGTCGTCTTCGTCGTCCTCTTCGGCTTCGTCGATGCCACCGTCGGCTGCGTCTTCTGCATCCTCTTCGTCACCCGCGAGGAAGAGATCGTCCTCGTCCTCGTTCGAGTCAGACGGCTTGTTGTTCTTGGGCTTGCCGTCCTTTGCTTCGAGGAAGTCCGTGATGTCGAGGTTGATCTCACCGGCCCACTCCTTCAGTTCGACGGGATTCATGCTCATCGACTTGAACGCGATCTGAGCCGACTTCACACCGTCCAACTCGCCCATCCGGGTACGAGCGGCAGGCATGGCACCGAACAGGACGGGGCTGTACTCGTAGAGTTCCAGCGTGTGAATCCTGCGCTGGCCGGTCTTGCTGTCGATGGTCGCGCCACCCACCGGAACCTGGTAGCCGATGCTGTTGCCGGTGAAGTAGATCGAACCATTGCGTCGAGCGAGCCAGGTGCCTGAAGCAGTTGTCGGGCACCAGACGATGCCGGTGTGCTCGACCCACTCGTCAGTGGACGGCGTACGCGGGTCACCCGTCTTGTAGCCGTAGCCCTTCGTCTTGATTGAAGCAAGCGGACCGACCATGCCGGACTTCAGCAGTGCCACTCGTTGCGGAGTACGACCATGACGATTGCCATAGTCCTTCTGCGCCTTTGTGTTGGTCGGAACGCCAGCCAGTGCGCAGATCATCTCGAACGCACGGACAGACGCATCTTCAACCTGGTACCACGTCCGCTGACCGCCCTTGGCCCGGTGGCCATCCCCATCGAGGCACTTCTCGATGAACAGTCGCAACTGCGCGGTGGTCAACGACGTGATGAACTCCGGAAGCGGCTGCTTGTGCTCCCCGGTCACTGCCAGGACGTGGCTCGCCGCTTCCCGGGTGAGCCGGAAACGCGCCATGCCATCGTTGCTGTGCCGCTCGGTCCAGTGGCCGTTGAACGCCCGCTGGAGCGCAGACCTGATGGCGGCGACGTGCTGTGGGTTCTTGTCCACAGACTGCGCGAAGTACAACCCCGCATCCGAATGGTCTGCCGGAGGAACCCACCCCTCATTCCAGAACCACGCAACAATCTCCACGAAGGCATCGTTGTACTTGGCCTCGATGGGCGCGTCGATTCGCTGTGCTGCCCGGAAGAACTGGTCACGAGTGTCCAGTGTGTCGGTGGTCTTCCAATCGACATGCCCGCCCGTCATCGTTCGAACCACGGGCCAGCGGTGCTGGGCAGTGGTCAGTGACGAGTGCCCACCGGTCTCGATCTTGCGCATCGTACGCGTCTTGTCTTCCCAGATGTTGACCGCCTCGACCTTCTCGAAGCGACCCACCGCCATCTGCGGATCAAGCGTGTAGGCAAGGTCATCCGTGGTCAGGTCGTCGTAACGGACCCAGCCACGCTGCGTCAGGATCTCCGTGTCGGCGTCAGCGCACCACTCCTGCTGGTCACCGAAGAAGGTCACGTCGCTATAGGCTTCCTGCCCGCGCTGGGTGCCCAGGTTGAACTGGGTCTTCACCAGCAGCGCTCCGGCGTCAGCAGGCCAGGGTAGGCCGCTGGGAAGGTTGGCAGGCAGGTCGCTGTCTCCTGGCATCAGTTCCTTGACTGCGATGGTCTTCGCAACAGGGGTGTCCCAGGAATGGCTCCAGACGCCCTTGGGAGTGCGGGTGTTCAGGGACTTGGTGTACGCGCCCGGCTCGATGATGTCCTTCACGTTGTCCACGATGCCGGTCACGGAGACGATGGTCTCCACGACGCCCTTGGTCTCGTCAACGACGCTGAGGCCACTCACCCCGACCGACTTGTGCTCCATGTGCATCGCTGTCGAGCCTTTCATCTCAGTGGTGTTCTGGTCCTGGTGCTGAAGACTAGAGGATTCCGACCAGTCGTCCTGGAAATCCGGCGCGTCATCCTTCTTCGCATGTGCGGACTGCTTCATCTTTTCCCACTCGGCCAGAGCCTGCGCTGCGGCCTTCTGCACCTTGGGCGACACGTTGTCGCCACCCGAAGCCCACCTCTTGATCGCGGACACGGCCAGCGCCGTTGCCTGCGACTCGGACTTGCCGTCCTTGATCAACCCGTTGCGCACGATCCGGATGTAGCGCGGCAGGCTGCCCTTCTTCCCGGGCTTGGACCGCTCCACCCAGTTGGTGCCGTTCGCACTGCTGCCGTGCTTGTCGTCGCTGCCTACTCGGCCACCGGGTGTGCGTACGACTGCCTTCTCCTCCAGGAACGCTTCGGCCCGTGCGTCCAGCCTGGTGTTCCTAGGCATCGTTCAGTCCTAGCAGGTGGCCGTACTTGACCGTCAGGGCAGCCTCTTCTTTTTCGGTCGGGACGTCTACTACTGCAACGTCCTGCACGTCTGCGATGTCCGTATCTTCGACGTAGCCCATGATCAGAGCGCCTTCCAGTCGGTTCCGTTGGTCCATGCCTGCCACACGCTGTGCATGATGTACGACCGCCGAGCAACATCCCAACTGTCGTTGATCACCGCACCTACTCGCTCGCACACCTCCCGCTGCTTCTTGATGAAGTCGGCCTCTGTCTTCGGCTTGGTCATCTTGTCGATCTCAGACAGGGCGACCATCGTCGCTTTGACGTGCCGGAAGTTGTGCGACGTCAGGTCGCCCGACAGTTTGAGTTGCTTCTGCACGTCGCGGAAGTAGTCGTTGGCCTGGCTGGCGGATGCCTGGAACAGCCTGTCGTTGCGTGCCTTCGAGTCCAGTTCGTCAGTCATCAGGTCAACGAGTGTCTTGTCCGTGATCCGCACCTTGTAGGGCTTGCCCGGCCAGATGTTCTTCCCGTTCGGGTTCAGGATCGGCTGGCCCGCGTCATCGAAGCGAGGGTGATTGCCCTTGGCCATGAAGTTGAACGTCACGCTGTTCTTGTTGACGGTGACGTGTCGTGCCTCCAGGGTGGACGCCCCGTACCGCCTGTCGATGGCACGCTCGCCCTTCTTGTGCTCCGCGCCGATCCGCATGCCGGTCATGGCCTGCACCAGCAGTGCGCGTGCTGCGGCTCGCTTCTTGGGATCGCTGGACTGTGCATCCTTCTTCAGCACGTTCAGCACCCGGGTCCGGTTCTTCAGCAGCACCGGCACGTTGCTCAGTTCTGCGGCGTCGGGATCGTTGCTGGTTCCGAACTTCTTCCCGTCCTGCCGGTCCCAGTGCCGGGACGAGAAGACGAACTGATCCTTCTTCTTGAACTCGTCGTAGCCGATGAAGACGAGGCCGTCGTACTGACTGTCGGGAGCGCTCTCGTCCCGCGATTCGTTGATCCAGAACGTCTTGTAGGCGGGCGGGATTCCGTACTTCTTCCGGAAGGCAGCGGCCTCGGGACTCTTGTCGGTGTACTTGCGCAACGTCCTGGTGCCCGGAGGAATCCTGCGCTTGCGTTCCTCTGCGGGTGCGTTGCCGTAGGGGATGTTGTTGTTCTCTCCCTGGACATCCAACCCCTTGCCCACGCGCTTGTAGCCGGTTCCCGCAGCCGCACGAGCCTTGGCCGTACCCACCGGCTTCTTGTTGCCAGTACTGCTCTTGGCAACGGTCGTCTTCGGCTTCAGCGGAGTCTTCTTCTGCGGCTGCTTCTTGACGTAGGCGTCCAACTTCCGCAGAGCATCGTCCTCAGACTTGGCACGGTCCACCACCACGTCGTCCCAGCCACCGGGACCGCAGGCGACCCAAGAGTCGGTGCTGTCGTCGTGACCCACCTCGTAGGTCTTGCCGTCCGTGCCGTCGATGTTGGTCCAGCCGTCGTACGCGGGCTTCTTGCTGATCGACAGGTTGGGTAGCGGAGTCTTGCCGTCCGCGACGATGATGGTGCCGATGGGCTGACCGAACCGCTTGGCTCCAGCCTGAGTGGCCACATGCCTGACCGTCTTCAGTTCTACGGCCAGAGCACGAGCAACCAAGTCAAGAGCGCCGTCCTTCTTCTCGCTGGTGATGTTCCGGGCTACATGGGTGCTGGCCCGCGTCCTGAGTGCAGACGGCGTGCGCTGGACGATCTTCGGGCGCTTCGGCTTGCGCTTCATCGGCAGGCCAGGCATCCCGTTGTAGACGTCCTTGTGCTCCTGCTTATCGTCATGCAGAGCCCGGTGCGCGTCGATCTCCTCCTGACTGTCCGCCGCATAGGTCTTGCCACAGTCCTTGCACACCAGCAGGGCTGCCTTCTCCTGGTTTCCAGCCTGCTTCTTCTTCGGCTTCGGCAGTGCCAGCGCGGTGTCGAACATCCAGGAGAAGTTCGGCTGCACATACTTGCCTGCACCGTCTGTCTTAGTCAGGACGGCAGTCTGCGGGTCGAACACTCCTATCTGCTTGATCAGCACTGTGTAGCCGTTGCTGTTGGGCCGGATGCCGGTGATCCTGAACCTGCCACCGGAGACGTACTCCCGGAAGTCGTCATCTTCCAGCATCCCGTTTACCCAGTCGTGGTGGCGCGGGTCGTCCGTCGGCAGGCCCATCACTCCACCCTCGACAGCACGAGCACCCGACTGCAAGACGAACGTGACGTCGGTGCCGAAGCGAGCGCTGGTGCCCCGGTCGTTGGCGAAAGACACCAGCGGCATGTCGAAGGTGTCCCCCTCCTTCAACTTCTTGACGAACCCGGCACTGTCCGGAACCGTCACTCCCCGGTACAGCGGCTGGTGGAACCTGTCGCCGTCCCGCACTCCCATCATCAGCGCGTAGGCGTGCAGGGCAGGGTTGTTCACTCCCGCACCCGCTCCCCATGACGGCGCAGCAGTGTGGATGTGCGCGTCACCGCGCGTCTCTGACTGGTTCGTGGACTTGAACCCCAGCATGTCGTACGCGGACTGCCGGATCGCCTTACAGGCTCCGAACCCGGCCCACGGCCCCTGGGCAACGGCACCAGCAAGGCCGGAGTCGTTGTACTGCGTGTCTTCGTGCGTGAACCCGTAGTCCCGGTAGAACTTCGCGGACGGCGAGTCCGTGTACGAGTTCTTGTCCGTGCTGCTCCAGTACTCGTCGTCGCGCTCTTGCAACGTCTCGAACTGGGCCTGCATGTGGCTGTACTCGGTCCTTGCGTCGGCCACGTCGGGTCGCTTGCTGATCCGGGCCATGTCACGAGGCTTGTTCAACTTCGGGTCGGGCTCTTCGATGTCCAGCGGCAGAACCTGCGGTCCGTCAGAGCCGATCACGCTGCCGATGGGGAGGTTGTACCGGCGTACTCCCGCAGCACTGGACACGTGCCGGACGGACTTGTCGCCCCAACCCTCGCCCAAGTAGACGTCGTACTGGTCCTTGCCAAACCCGACCCGCACCCGGTCGAAGACGATCTTCCTGGGCTTCCAGCCGTTGAGTTGCAGCGACTCGTCGTGCGGCAAGTAGCCCATCGTCATGTGCGGCGTGAACCCGTGCTCCGTCTGCTCGGTGATACTGCACTCGTCAGCGAGCCGGTCGAGAACTGCCTGCCGGAAGACAGACAGATCCTTGCTGTCCACGCTGAACACGATGGGGTCGTTACCACCCGGCTTGCCAGAGAACCTGATCACCCCGCCCAGCACTGCCTGGATCGGCTCCTGCACAAGTGCAACAGCCTGTAGTACCTTGGCCAGCAGGTCACCCGTCCACTGACCCTTGTACTGAGCGGCGTCGCCGTAGTAGACCAGCGTCGTGTGCAGGTCGGACGGGTCCACCGCGCAGAACGGAGCGATGTCCGCTGCGTCGTCGTCCTGCGGGATCAGCATCACCGCGAACCCGTCCAGGTCGCTGGCAGGCGGCGGCAGCAGACCAGCAGAGCGTTCTGCCGATCCGTCAGCGCCGTTCTGCGGGCGTTCCAGGGTGCCGTTGACCCCAGACACCGGGGACAGGCTCTTCGTGGCTGCAATCGCCCGTGCAGCGATGTTCATGTGGTTCTCCCTGATCGGGTGCAGGTCAGGCAAGTCAGATGGTCCGTCGTGTGCAGGGTCTCACGGGAAGAGCAGAACGACCCGTGTGCTGGACACGAGTCGCTCTGTTCCTGTGCTGTCACTGCCAGTTCAGACTGCCCCAATTGACGCTGGTGCTAGTTAGTTCTTACCTAGCACTATGCGGGCGAAGTGGGGCAGTCAGAGCAGCGGGGCCTTGATGGCGTTGAGCCACACGGCCTGCCCGCCGTTGGGGACCTGGGTCGGGTGGATACCGTCGATGTTGATGAGCGCCGCGCCGCGTCCGTCATCGAGGAACGCCTGATAGGTGTCGATGACGGAGTAGCCCTTCTGCCGTGCCCAGCCGATGGTCTGCCTGCGCCGCTTGGCGTGGGAGTCGATGAACGTCGTCGGGCTGTAGCGCGGGTTCTGGGTGAGCAGCACCGGGGCGGCCATCGGCAGCCGACCGAGCACGTTGGTCACCCATGAGGACAGCAGCGTGATCCACGCCTGCCCGACCGTGTTCTGCTCGTTGTGGGAGTCGGAGAAGAACACGACCGCCTGGCCGTAGTCGGGGGTCATCCGCTTGTAGCGCACCGGGTCGTTCAGGTACGACGTGGCCGCGCCGGGCATGGACCCGTTGACCATCGTCAGCACCGGAGCACCTTCGATGGTCGGGACGCCCGTGCCGACGCCTCGGTTCCACAGGGTTGCCAGCCGGGGTGCAATGGTGGGTCCGTCGATGCCGTCGCGGATCTCCACCTCGTAGATGCGTGCCCCGTACAGGGGCTCGGAGCCGCCCGAGCGGACGCCGAGTTCGTAGGCGTAGGTGGACGCGAACACGCTGGTTGTGGTGCCGGTTCGGGTGACGGTGGACCCGAGTTGGGTCCAGGTGAGGCCATCGGTGGACGTGTAGAACATGATGGCGTGCCCGCCGGTGCCGTTGTCCACATCGAGGACGACCCGGACCCACCCTGCGGTTCCGTCCGCGAACGGGACCGTGGTGCCGGAGTTCGCGGCAGTCTGGATGGTGGTGCCGTCCGCGGTCCAGTCGAAGACGAGATTGCCGGTGCTGTTGATCTGGAACCGGAACGACCGATCGGTGCCCGAGGTGCTGAACTTGGACACAAACGTCTGGGTGCCCGAGCGCCAGGTGCCGGGCTTGCAATAGATCGCCACGTCGAGGTCGGTGATCACGTTCGGCCCCGCGAAGCCGACGCCACCAGTGATGCCCGAGGGGGCCATCACGACCGCGCGCTGAACGCCGCCCGTGCCGGTCTGGTAGGTGGTCGGAGCGGCTAACTTCTGCGTGGAGTCGGACCAGGCCCGGTGCTTGGCGGTGTACGCCGGGTTGGTGGTTGCCAGGTACTGGCCGAACAGGTAGAACCACTCATCCACCGCGTCCCCGGTGGAATCCCCAACGAGTCCGACCGCCACGTCGTCCTGGGCCTCAGAGAGCGCGGCCACAAGGGACTCGTAGCCGACGATCTTGCGGGTGTTCTTCTGGAGTCCGGCGACCGTGGCAAATGTGGCCGATAGTTGCGCCTTCGTCTTGTGGCCTGCAATCGGCCACCACGTGCCGTCCGACTTGCTCAGGAACTCCAGCGACTCGAACTGGTAGTCCAGCGTGACCGTCCCGGCACCGTTGTCCCGGAGGTGCGCCACGTTGATCGTGACAGTGTTGGACGTGCTGTCCTTCTTGCTGACGATCACGGTCTGACCGCCGCCCGTGGCATCCGGAAGAGTCATCGTCCGGTTACTGGCAGAAGCGTCCACCGGGTTGTGCCTGTTCACCGCGAGGGTGCCGTCCGTACTGACGGTGCTGTTCACCGCGAGTGTCCTGCCCGGTGCGTCCAAGATGCCCATGACGTTTCTCTTCCTCTACTGGGGCTGGTACTGGCTGCTGGTTGGTTGACCGGTCAGGCGACCGTGATGGCGGGGGTGGCGAACTTGCCCGGGGCACTGCCGGGGAAGCGCTCCTGCGGCACCGCCCCGCCGTCCTGAAGTGCCTGAGCCTGTGTCACTGCGCTGCCGGGCACCTGGGTGTTCTTGTTCGCCCAGTTCCAGCGGTCCGGGTGCGCCTGGTCGCTGCGCAGAGTGATCTCGTCAATGTCGATAGTGGCCACGCCGTTCACCACGGCGGTGGACCAGTTCACGGGCGTGACGGTATCGCCGTTCACGTACCAGTGCTTAGTGGTGAGTGGCATGGTCTGTCTCTCCCGTTACTGCTGGTTGGCGGTGCTGCTGGCCAGCGTGTGCTGGGTCCGGCTGATGTTGGCTTTCAGTGTCTCAGCCCGTGCGACATCCGCCTTTCGTTTCGACCCGGCAACGTCAGCGAGTTCCGACTCGCTGGCAGCAAGGAACTTCTGGAGCACCCAGGACTCCTGCCCGGCCAGGTCGTTGTTGGTCATCGGACGGTCCAGGCTGAGGGTCGGATGCTGCGTCATGTACTTGGTCGCGTCCTGCAACCTCTCGATCTGCTTCCGGGTGTCGTGCTTCTTGTCCACCCCCGAGTCGGACAGTGTCTCGTCCAGCAGGTCCAGCACCGCTGCTGCACGCTCTCCGTCGTTGGTGGCGATGGCCAGGTCCAGGTGCCGCTTCAGGGTCTGGAACTTCTGCCGGTCCGCTCCGGAAAGGCTGTTCTTGTCGTCGTTCGGCGTGCTGAGTACAGCACTGCCCTTCTGGAGCATGCCCCTGCGTGCCGTGTTGGGCGAGTCTCCCAACTTGCCGTGCAGCCGCTTGATGATCCCGGCCAGCAGGCTGTTGGCGTGCTGGGCTCGATCTGCCGGGGTAGCGCCTGCCTCTTCACGGGGCGGCAGGAAGCCTTCCTCCTGCTTGCCGCTGGTCGGATCGGTGACCGTGATCTTGCTGGCCTTCCCGGCCTGGTACGACGGCATCTGCACGTCGTAGTCGCGGTCCAGGTAATGCATCCCGATGTCGGTCATCCCGTGAGCGTCCCGCCTGGCAGACCGAGTGACCGTGACCTTCATCCCGCCGATGGTGACGGACGAGCCTTCCTGCCCCGGAGTGGGCTTCTTGTTGGACGTCTTGTCCTTCTCCGGCTGTCCTACCGGCGAGTGCTGCACGATGCCGGTGTTGCGCTTGGCATCTGCCCGTCGCTCTGCACGTTGCAGGTGAACCTGTGCGTTGCTGATCACCTCGTTGCGTGCGGTCGGACCATCAGCACCGGCAAGGTTGGCCATCTCTTCGTGGTAGCGGCTGATGTTGCCCGCGATGTCCCGGTCGTAGCCCGGACCCTCGTCAGTGTACTTCTTCAGCGCGTCCACTCTGCGGGCCAGTCCGTCGCGCTTCTTCTTGTCGTGGGCCTCCATCTGGGCCTTGTGCTTCTGGAACACGGAGGACTCTTGCAGGTCGGCCAGCATCTGCGCAGCGCGCTCCTGCACCTGCGTGACGCTCATAGGGCCTTTCTTGCTGTTGTTCCTGTTCGCGCTGTCCTGTAGTGCAGCATCCGCTCGCAGTTGGTCCTGACGGTGCCGGGCCTTGATCGACTCGAACATCTTGTCCAGCCAGTCCTGCGCCTGAGCGTAGTCGCCGTCCTTGACTGCCTTGTCGTAGTTGATGATCGCGGCGGAGACGAACTTGTCGTAGCCCGCCTTCCTGCGGTCGCCGTACTTGTCCTTGGCCTGGTCCCGCTGCGTCTGCATGTGCTTGCGGCCCTTGGTGCGGTCTCGTTCGGTGTCGTACTTGCTGTGCGACCCGAGCAGAGTGTCTCCCTTCCGGCGCTTGCCGGTGCCTACCGCCTTGTCCAGCAGCGTGTAGACCTCTTCCTCGCTGCTGGCGTTGTCCACCGCGATGTCGTCCCACGAACCGGCCCGGGTGGCTACCCAGTGACCGGTGGTCTCGTCCATGCCGACGTCGTACTGCTTCCCGTCCGAGCCGTGCACCAAGTCCCAGCCGACGTACTCGCCCTTGGGAGCGATCTTCAGGTTCTTCAGCGGCGGCTTTCCATCGGCCACGATGATCGTCCCGATCTCCTGCCCGTACTTCTTCGCGCCACCAGGAGTGCGGACCTTCCGGACTGCCTTCAGTTCCAGGTGGTCCAGTTCCTCCAGCATGATCAGTGTCATCGTTTGCCCCCACTACTCCGGTGCTCGTTGTCGTACGCCTGCTCCAGTTGTTGCAGCAACCGGTACGGCATGTCCTTCAGGTTCTCACGTGTGTAGTGCTTCCAGCCATCCAACTTCGAGAAGATGCGCTTCAGGGCTTCTGCTCGCTGGCCATTCGCTACCTGTTGGCCTTCTTCACCGATGTCGTGCATCCGCTGACCTTCGGCTCGGGCGTCCTGCACAGAGTTGCCCAGCCTGACCTGTCGGTCGTAGGCCCACTGCCCCTTGGGGTTCAGGCTGTCCCGGAAAGCATCACTAGAAGCCACAGGAGCCGATCTCCCGGCCTGGGACGCGTCTGCCGGGGTCTGGGTGCTGGCAGTACCGTGGCTCTTGCCTGCCACCGAGTTCAACTTCTTCAGCGCGTCGTCCTTGGTCTTGGCTCCCTCCACGACAACATCGTCCCAGCCACCGGGCATCCGGGCTGCCACCCAACTGCTGGTGCTGTCGTCGTAGCCGACCTCGAACTGGGTGCCGTCCTTGGCTGCCACCGTGTCCCAGCCCTTGTAGGGGGACTCCACGAACTTCAGGTTGTCCAGGGTGCTGCCGCCCTTGCCACCAGAGTCGCCGATGATGATGGTTCCCACCGGCTTGCCCCAGTAGCCCGCGTCCCGGACGTGACGGACTGCCTTCTCCTCCAGGTGGCCAGCCTCCATCAGCACTGACTTGCTTTCCACCCCCAAGACGAACGGCATTCTTGACTTCTGCTCTGCGCAGTACATGGCAGCCGTGATCCGGTCCACGCCCATCATGGCCTGCACATGAGCAAGGCACTTCACGTCGCTGCCGTCGTGCAGATAGAGCGGCACCCGGCGAGTGCGGGTGGAAAACTCCCCCGCCACCTTCTGCTGGATGATGTCTTGGGCCTGCTCGATCAGAGCGGTGGTCTTCTGCGGAACTACGATGCCGCTCATGTCGAACGGTCCCTCCTACTGGTAGTGAGACTTGCGTTCTGTGCTGCTACCTGAAGAGGGACGGCACTGTGCAGTTCTCAGGTCTGCGCAGTACCGCCCCTCTGGCTCCCGGTCTTGCTGCCGGTCAGGCTGGTGATCAGGCTGCCGGTCAGACGTACGTGTAGCCGTTCGTCAGCGTGACGTTTCCGGACACGTCGTCCGTGACCACGACGTTGACCGCACCCGTGGCGTGCGCCGGAGTCGTGCACGTGACCGTGGTGTCGTTGACGCTCTTCACGTTGGTCGCGGCGGTACCACCGAAGGTGACCCCGGAGACGCCCTCCAGGTTGGTGCCGGTGATGGTGACCTTGACCCCGCCCGCAGCGACCCCAGAGTTGGGCGACACCGACGTGACCGTGGCAGCGGACTCGAAGAGCGCGTCGATCTGCGCCTGCGTGTACTGCACGCCGGGGATCAGCACCTTCTTCAGCCCGGACTCGTAGTTCTTGCTCCGGTCCTCACCCGCGAGTGGGAACGTCGCATACAGCGGCGCGGCGAACGTGTAGAACTGCACCGGAGTGACAGCGGTCTTCAGGGCGTCCACCTGAGCCTTGCTCTGGGTGTTGCCGCTGGCGTCCTTGACGGTCATGGGTGTTTCCTCTCACTGCGTGGTTTGAAAAGTTAGGAAGCAGCGGCAGTTTGCCACCTCTTCGGCTGGCCCTTCGGGATCGCCTGGATACATCATCGCCGACTTCCCGACGATGAACGGGACGCCGACACGTCGAGTGTCCCCGTCCACTTCCTTGTGGCTGAACCTGACCCGCTCGTCCTCCAGGCAGTTCCAGACCTTCTCCAGCAGGTTTCCCGCCGTCGCGTAGACCTCGTGCTTGACGCCTTCGTAGGCCGCAGTCGTCATGTTCGTGGTCAGCGCCTTGTGCCAGGTGGACTGATCAGCGACCATCCTGCGGGTCTGCTCCCGGATCTCTGCCAGCGACGCACCGGCCTGGTCCATCTGCTGGATCTTCTCCGCGATCCGGTGCGACTGCCTGCGGGTACTTGCTTCCACCACGTCGAGCACGGACTGCATGACCTGCTCCAACATGGCTTCCTTCTGCTGCCGCGAGCCCATCACCTTGTCCAGCGGGGACACGCCCTTGGGGTTGCCCTTCCCGGCCGTCAGCATGTCGGCCAGCACTCCGGTGTCCTGCATGTCCCGGGCAACTCGCAGGGCCTCCTTCTTCATGGCGTCGGTCAGGATCACCCGGAAGTCGGACTGCACTTCATCGACCCACTTGTCCACCTCGACCACGTAGAAAGCATCCAGCCCACGGAATGCCTTGCTCTCCTCGCCGTCCCAGTGCCGGGTGCCCTTGCGCACCTTGCTGTGGCCCAGCCGGTCCACGCAGACCTTGGCCTGCCGGTTGCCCCAGGAGAGCATCACCCCCTGCAACTGGCCTTCCAGAGTTCTGCGCTGGTCCGCGTAGGGGTGCTCCTTGACCTCGTAGCCGAGCACGTCGATGACCTGCCCGTCCGTGCCGCTGCCTGTGCTGCCTGCACCGGCAGAGTTGTGAAGGGCCTTCTTCTCGATCTGCCGGGACGGGATGAAGTTCTTCCCGGCCAGTCTGAGTGCCCGTGCCGACATCTGGTTGTCCAGGTTGTGCAGACCGGCCTGCACTCCTGCCATCGCCCCGGCGTGTGCAGCCCCGGACTCGATGGCCCGCATTCCGGCTGTAGCGCCCGCAGGCAGTCCCTGGCCGGATACCCCACCCGGACGGGGCGGACGCGCTCCCAGAGGGCCTCCTGTGGCTCCTGCCGCACCGTCTGCACCGCCTGCACCGCCTGCACCCTGCTGCCCGGCCTGTTGCATGGCCGCGTAGACGTTCGGCAGTTTGGTGACGGCTGCCTGGTCCTCGGGGCTGTGCGCGATGGCAATGCCGGAAGGGAGCACGATGATCCGCGATCCCGGCACGTTGATGGGGTCTTTGCCAGTGGCCATCCGGTACTCGTCCAGGCTGGTGGCTCCGGCCTGCCACTCCGCGAACGCCTTGTCGTGCTGACGGCGCTCCTGCCGCTGGAGCACGTCCACCGTCGAGTAGTCGAACGCCACCTTCGTGCTGTCACCGATGCTGCCGGTCAACGGGTCCAGGCCACGTGCGAGCGCTTCGCAGTGCGGCTTCATGGTGTGCGTCCAGAAGATCTCGTACTCGGCATCGGCGTTGTCGAAGGTGTTGCCGGTAACCATCACCCGACCGTTGCGGCGAGCCACGAACGTGCCGTAGTCCGTACGAGGGCACCAGACGAATCCGTTGTACTTCTCCATCGAGACAGTGTTCCGCTGGGTAGTCGTGACCTTGCGGTGCCGAACGATCACGATCCAGTCACTCTTCTGCTGCTCGACACCCTTGTGCCTGTAGGTGTAGGACCGCTCCCGGAGTGACGTGCTGTACCCACAGAGGGTGGCCAGGTAGACGAACGCCTCAGACGCGCGCTTGTCCTTCTGCGCGAACGTGAGCGACTTGGTTGATCCCTGACGGCATCCGTCTCCGTCAACCATCGTGTTCATCAGCAGCATCCGCTGATCGGCGGTCAGATCGCGGATGAAGTCATACGAGATGATCTTCTCCGGTGCGATCTGGTCGATCTGCCTGGCCACGTCACCACGAATGTTGAACAGCCACTTCTTCTCGTCGCGGTGTGTCGAGTAAGCAGCATCTGCACGCTGAAGGGCGTCCTCGATCCGGACCGAGTTAGGACCGTCGTTCTGCCGGATGCGCAGATACGGGGTCTTCTTGCCGCCGTTGTACCCCTCGGTTGCGTACCAACCGACCAGTTCGACAAGCGCGTCGTCATAGATCGCCTTGTCCGTCGAGTCCTCGGCATCACCCATCAACACGAGCCGAGAGTGAGTGTTCAGATCTTCGACCTTGACCAGTTCACCGTCCGTGGTCAGCCAGTTGTGACCGGGAGTGACCAGGAAGTCGGCGTGGCTGTGCTTCAGCCGGTACATGTCGCCCGCGTAGTTGTGGTTGCGGTAGACCTCGTGGATGGGGGACCACTTCATCCGCCCGTCCGCAGGGTCACACGACAGGATCACGTCATCCGTGGTCAGGTCGTACCCGTTGACCCAACCGCGCTTTGTGAACGCCTCGGTCTGGTCATCCACGCAGCGCCCGCTCGCGTTGCCGAGGATGCTCTCCGGGACACCGAACGCCAGCAGCAGGTCTTCCTTGCTGACCCGGGTGACTTCCTGCCACTGCGCATCCCGAGGAGTAGCCGACAGGTCCGCGACGTTCAGACCCTCTGCCTCGATGACGGATGCCTGGCCCGCAGTGCTAGCCCCACCGGAGAACCTGCGCTTCAGTTCCTGCGCGTCTTCCGGGCTGATCGGCCCGTCCACCGTGATCAGGAGTCCCGGACGCCCGTCGTTCATCAGGAAGTTCCTGTTGAACAGGCGAGCGAAGTAGTCCGTCTCGGCGGTGATGCCCGCTGCCACCAGCGGAGTCATCTGCGCATACGGGTCGGTCGGGTGCGGCTTGACCCTGATCCAGATCACTTGCGAGGGCTTCAACTCTTCGACGCTGCCGTTGGCGGTGCGGACCCTGTAGCCCGATACGAACGTCTTGGGGTCGGGGATCGGCTCGCAGGAACCGGGCGGGATCAGGTGCAGCGCTTCGGGGTTGTTCGGGTTGCCGACCACCTCGATGAACACACCCCGCCGCGACAGCAGAGCCAGGCTGGTCAGCCGGTACCGGAACATGGCGGCGTCCTCGTACGAGTTGGCCCGCACGTTGAGCAGGTGATGCAACTTCGGATTGTGGTTCTTCAGGTGCCCCTGCTGCTGCTTCTGCGCACCGCGCTGCTCATAGATCGGGATGGTCACCTGGTTCGACGCGATTGCATCGACGCACCGGAACACCCAGAGCACCTTCTCGTACCCGGCCTTGACTGCCTTGTCGGTGTCCCAGTCACCACCGGACGCGTAGCCGTAGGCCATCGCGTTGGGCGAGCCACTGATGGCGTGCCCGGTCGCCCGGTCGTTGGCTGCCGACTTCTTCTCGAACAGCCCGTCGAGGAATCCCATTCCTAGCCCCTTACTGCTTCCCGATCATCAAACCGAGCACCGTCAAGTCTGCACCAAGTGTCGCAACTCCAGCGGCAGGACAGACCCACAGCGCCACGCCAGTAGCAGTCAGCCCGACGCCGAGCACCAGCAGCATCAGCGCCACCACCGTGCGCAGCGACACCGGGATGGGCTGTTCCTCTGCGTGACTGGCCTGTGCAGGCCGGGTGTTGCTGCCTTCCGGCGAGAACCTGCTCACTGCTGTCCCCAGGCTTCGTAGACCCCGACCAAGGCGCGGTACTCGTTGATCAGCATGTCCGTGGCGGCGGCGTTCTTCTCCGCAGCGGCTGCCTGGTTCCGGTAGTTGTGCGCCAGACCCAGGCTCTCGTCCCGGCAGACGATCAGGTCGTTGATCCGTCCTTTCATGTCCCGGACCAGCACCGTGTTGCCGCCCAGCAGCATGGCGGGCTGCTCGGTGTCGGTACTGATGTCAGTGCCGGTGTCAGTACCAGTGTCGGTGTCGGTGAGGCTGTGTGCAGAGTTCGTGCCCATCACAGGAACGCCTTCCCGATGCGGGCAATGACGTTGCCCTCCTTGGACATGATCGCGCTGCCACCCGGCTCGCTGTACTCCGTGTTGCCGACCTGCCCGGACCATCGCACTTCCCCGTGCCGATTCGACTGCGCACTGTGCTGGCTGTGCTCTGCTTCCCGGTTGCACATCAGCCGGTCGCCGCCGATGAAGATGCCTTCTCGGCACCCGTTCTCGCCCTGGTCGCCTGTCGGAATGTTGCTAGACATGTTGTTCTTCCCCTCTGGTTGTTTTTCCACTGGTCCGAGAGTCTGCCCTACGTGTCGCCAAATCGCGTATTGAACTCAACCGCGCGTAACATTGCCCTTTGTGACTACTAGACTGCGTAAGAAATGCAAGTACACGACCGCCGGTAAACAGAGCAAGGGATACGGGTATCTGTCTGTCGGTGGCAAGGCCATACTCGCGCACCGGCAAGCATGGATTGACAACTACGGCGCGATCCCACCCGGTGCCGTAGTTGACCATCTCTGCCACAACTGGGATCGGGACTGTCCCGGTGGGCTTTTGTGCAAGCACCGAGCCTGCATTGAACCGACCCATCTTGCACTGAGTACGTCGGCCAACAACGTGCGGGAAGGAAAGCGAACTCGACGCTACTGCCAGAAACACCTGCACGAATGGACCGACGAGAACACCAGGTACGACAACAAAGGTGCCCGCGTCTGCATCGCTTGCGAACAAGCACGTCTTTCTCGACGCTACGAAGAGAAAGGTGATCTGCTCCGTGCCCAGTCAAGGGAACGGATGCGCAGGCTGCGTGCAAGGAGAGCCGCGTCATCAGACGAGTAGCCTTGTCCGGCGACCAAAACTAATCTGGTTCACGGCTCCTGCAACTGCATCAACCTGATCATCATGTGCACCGTGAGGGAAGAGCGCTAACTCATCCAAGAAGTCGCGGTTCCAGTCACCAAGCACAATAAACACGTTGCCTGACTCAGAAGCCGATGACAGGGCAGTGGCCCGAGTCACCTTGTCGCCTGTTGCACGGATACCGTCGAAGTTGAACCCGGTGAGCACGTTCCGCTTGTAGTGGCTGATGCTGTTCACGCCTGCGGAACCTGGCTCCTGCTCCATCCGGATGGGAATGCCAGAACCATCCAACATCGCGGTGTGGTAGATGGTCTTCTCGACTGTCAACGGTGAACCCTGCAAGCGCACGATGTCTTCAATGAACCACTGGCCTTCTGTGCTGAGACTGACCTTCGCCCCGACTGTCCAGTCACCGCCGCCTTCTGTGGATGCGAGATCCCAGAAACGAACGCACGACGTCGGTTGTGCAGGAGCAATGTTCACCGGCTTCAGCCAGTGCCTGGCGAACATCGACCCTTCTTCTTCGACGTCCCAGTCGCCGTTCAGCAGTCGCTCCCGGTCAACCGGCAGCAGGTGCTGGAGGTTCTTCTCGTACGACTTGCGGTCCAGCGACGGGTTGTCCTTCAGCCGCGCCGGGATGAACACGGCATCGGGCTTCTTGGTCCGCTCGTCGATGAAGTGCGACTTGACCCACAGGTGGCCGACGCCGCCAGGGTTGGTTGCCGACCTGACCCGCAGCGGAACGTCGAAGAGAGTCATCCCGTCTGACTCCGCAGGCTGGTACTGAGCAACGATCTTGGGGTCGGGCATGATGCCCCTGCACGTCTGTCGAGCGTGCGCGTCGTTGTGCGTCCAGTAGTGCTGGCTGTCCTTCTTGTAGAGCACCTGCTTGATGCTGGTGCCGCAGTTCAGGCACGACACCGTGGGCCTGCGCACCCGGCTGAACAGGTACGAGTAGATCGACTGCGGGAAGTGGGTCAACTCGTCAAAGCCCACGAACTGGTACTCGGCCGACTGGAACTTGGTCCGGTCCTTCTCGTGCTGGACATAGCCGAACTGGATGCGGGCACCGGACGGGAACTCCCAGATCCGGCCTCCGTCCTTCTGCCGCGCGGGAGTGTCTTCCAGCCACGACCGGGCACGGTCCAGGATCGCTCCCGGGGCGTTCAGGTCCGGCCATGTCCTGCGCAGGATCAACGCTGAGTAGCCCGGCACGTCCACGTACTGCAACGCGGACATCAACAGAGCATCCGAGTTATGAGTCGGGACCATCTCCCGACCAGCAAGGTACAGGTGTGACGGGCTATCCACCTTGATGCACTGCACCGGAACCGAAGACACTGCCTGAACCGCGACGATGTAGCGCATGTCGTGAGTTCCACGGAAACCCGTTCGCTTCTGCGCGCGATGCTTCCTGTCCAAGCGAGCGGACTGGATGTCAGTCATCCACTTCACCCGCCAACGCGGACCGCAGTCCTTGCCGTTCAGCGTTGCCCGAGACTCATGTGCTTGCGCCTTGATCCCTAGGCTGAAGAGTAGTTCGAGCAAATCATCCGTCAGGCCACGACTGGTCCAGCAGACCTCCACATCGCCATCCACGTAGCCGTCACTGTCCACGATTCCCTGGAGCAGAGCACGACGCTGTTGGACAGACGCACGAAGGTACACCTGCGGAATCCGCTTAGGGTTAGGGTTTCGATAGGTGCCCAACACGCCGATCTGACGCAGCCGCTCCGACAGACCTTCCACCCGGTAGTGCGTGTCTGACAACTGCGTCAGTTCTTCCCCGCACTCCTTCATCTGCCAGACCAGTTCTGTGTCGTCTAGCCCGATGGTGATGTAACCACGTCGAGTATCTCCATCTCCCAACCACAGACCAAAGACATATGGATCAATGCAGAATTGCTGGTGCTCGCCTTCGATGGGTGCCGTCATTGGCACTGCCCATTTGCGACGGCCAGCAGGCGTGGTCAGGTTGCTTGCGATTTGCTCCGTGGTCTTCACGACAGGCACACGCCGGTTGGTATTCACGACCGACCAGAGGTGTTCTGCATCAGCAGTGATCTTGGTGCCATCACTGAAAAAAACGTCATAGCACTTATGGTTGTACATTACCTCCGACTTAGCCAGCACCCTGGTCGGCACACCCTGCTCGTTGTGTACGTAGTCGCCGGGCTGAACGTCGCCCATCGTGGTCCATCCAGTCGGAGTGACGAGCGGCGTGTCTAACGCCAGGGCCTTGCCTCCTCCGGCAGCGCCGCCGTACATGACCTCCTCGATGCTGTTCAGGCTGAGGAACACCTGCTGCGGCGGGTGCGGGATGTGCTTGAAGTACGGCTCCACGATCCGGGGCGTGGCCAGGCTGATCAGACGCTGCCGTTCCACGTCCGGCAGAGCCTTGATGTGGCTGGTCATCTTCCGGCGCACCGGGTCATCGAAGATGTCCCGCTCCAGCGATGCGGTCTTCTGCTGTTCCTCAATGGCCTGCTCTGAGTCAACCGGCTCGGGCAACAGCCCGCCGTGATCAGGAACGGATAGCCCCGTGATCAGGTCCATCGCCTCTGCGGCAGCCTGCGCGTCCTGCTGCTCCTGACGTCGGCGCTGTCGTTCTTCCCCTGCGTTGTGAATTAGCCGGTCGCTCATGGTCTGGTCCTGACTGATCCTGGTCCTGGATGTTCTGGCCCTTGCTGTTCTGGTGCGGTGAAGCGGAGGTTGCCCTCTGACGGGTTGAACAGGGTTCGGTAGTGGCTGGGACCAGTCAGCGCCTACAAACCCGCCAGAGGGCCGTTTCCGGGCGTCTCCGGGCTAGTTCTGCCCCGGATCGGCTGGCTGTTCTGCCGGTTGTGCTGCCAGCCACGGGATCAGGGCCTGTCGGAGACGTTCGTTGCCAGCGTTGAACTTTTTGTGCTGTGCCCAGGGACGTGCAACTTCGATGAGTACCTTAGCCGGGTCCGAAGTCACAGGCTGGACAGGCGGCACGGGAACCGGCACCGGAACAACCGGAGTCGGAGCAGGAACCGGGGTCGGCGGACTGACCGTCAGCGGGTTCAGCACCGTGACGTCGCCCTGCTCGTCCAGCAACTGGCCGAACGTGTCCCAGGTCCAGAACGCTCGCCCCTGGCAGGCCCATTCTCTGCCCCAGGAGTTGCGAATCCAGACTCTCTTGTTCTGCACGTCGATCTGGTCGATGCAGACTTCGTGCCCGCCGCGAGCGTTGCCGGCCTTGTCCATCTGGCCCAGTGCGTCGGGAGCGTCGAACCCCTCGTACCAGTTGACGCCCACGATGACCGGCCCGAACTGCAACGCGGCAAGAGCGTCGTTCAGCCCGAACGCGTGGCTGTAGCCGTTGATGTAGCCGAACTCGACGGCTGCCTTGGCCACGTCCAGGCCGTCGCTGCCGGTGTCCTGGAGCGGGTACTCGCCGTCGAAGCCGTCCGTCTGGGTGGCCCGGGTGTAGATCTTCAGCGCCAGTTCCTCCGACAAGGTGGCGATCCGCTCGTTGTCGAACGTCAGGAAGAACGGGTTGCACAGCAGAGCAGCCACTGTTGCATTGCCTGTGCAACACCCGACGTCACCCTGGTCTAGTACCGGCGTCACCACCGACGACCAGCGGCAGTCCCTCAGCGGGACCGGGCCTGCCTTGAACGGGAACCGCAGCGAACGCGAGTCGTGCTTGACGTGCCTGCCCAGCCGTCTGCCCGGGACTACCTGCTCCCGAATCTGGCTGACGTGTAGGTGCCACGGGTCGGTCGGGTTCATCACAGCATCACTCCGAACAGGCGATCCATCCGGACCGCCCACGCTACGTCCTTGGACATGTTCCAGTTCATCAGGGATGCGAACTCCTGCATCCATTCCGACTTGCGCATCATGGTGTGCTCGCTCTGCCGGACTGACTGCGCTTCTGGATGTTCCGGTACAGCCGCTCGCACACGACATACAACTGCGTGCCCACCCAGAACGGAGCGACCGAAGCCGCCACCAGTGGGAAGCCCACTGTCTGGCCTGCGGCCCCTCCCGGGAGCAGCAACTCCCCCAGGTGCGCGAACATCAGCGGTTCCCCGCTCGGTTGCCACGACGCATCTTGACGATGGAAGGCCGGATGTCGGTCCCGTAGGTGTAGGGCACGACCCGGGCCTCGAAGTGCAGGTGCGGTCCGGTCGCGTTGCCGGTCTGTCCGCTGCGGCCCAGAACCGCTCCGGGGTTGACCCGGGTGCCGACCTTGATGTTCACCGCGCTGAGGTGGCAGTACGCGTAGCGGTACGACTTACCGGTCTTCTGTTCCACCTTGACGGTCTCGATGATGACCTGCTTGCCGTACGACGGTCCCCAGCCTCCGGGGTGACTGCCGTCGCCAACGAAGACGACCTTGCCGTACGACACCGACTGGACGAGGGTGCCTTCGACGCAGGCATGGTCCTCGCCGGTGTGGTAGCCCGAGGCGTAGGCGCTGGACCGAACGCCGTAGGGGTAGGTGACGGGAGTGCCGTCACTGCACGGGTTGATGACCTGGTTGGCTCGCCACATCTCGATGACGTGCGCGACCCTGGCCCCGAACCGCTGCTTCAGCGTCATCTTGCGATGCGTCTGGATGCTCATGGTTGACCTGCCCTTTGGTCGGTGTGGATAGTTTTGTTGCACTTCCGCTGCTCTGCTGCCGACCCGTGCTGCTGGTTGCTTAGTCGTGCAGCCGGATCAGTTCGACCCCGAGGAAGTCCTGTACCGCTGAAAGACAAGCATGGACCATCCCATCAACTGCGTCCTCACACAGCGACACATGATGTTCGCCACTGTCGTCCCGCGTGACGTCGAGGATCGTGTGCTTGCCCATGCGCAGATGATCGCAGGCCCGTGGCAAGTTGCCGAACAGGTAGACCCGTCTCCTGTTTTCGGGCATAGAAAAAGCCCCGCCCAGACCCCTCAGACTGGACGGGGCTTCCCCCTTGTGACCTACCTGTATTCAGTTGTGTGCCCAGGGCTGCTGTTGTTGCGAGTCATGCTTCTCTTGTGGTGGCTGACGTGCTTCCCGGTACGTCAGAAGAGAACGACGGCTGCCACAGTGCTGAACACAGCACTCAGAAATGCCAGCCCGACCGCGAACAGACCTAGGTTCCTGGCCAGCGTGTCACTGCGACGCCGGTTGCTCGTGTTCTTGCTCGATGCGAACAGCAGTGCTGCCTGCTCGGTCTCGATCTCGCTTGCCATGATGCTCATGTCACCCTCCCCAGAGTGCGGGCCAGAGTCCTGGCCCGGAAGTACTGCTCCACTGCTACCAATCTTGCGGTGCTGCTGCTGCTGCGACTCGTGTGCGAGTGGACTACTTCATTGCACTTCTGTTCGGTCCCCCGACGTGACGCTGGCAGGCTCTGACGCTGTTGGTGCAGCCTGCCGGTACCAAACATTACTCATGCGTTCTGGAATGTTACTAACGTGTGGGATGAAATGGCTCAGGTGAACTACCCCGGCATAGTCACTGGCGATGCATCTCGTAGGTCTGCCAGTGGTAGACGTCCGCGACCCGGCTGAAGTCGTACTGCACGGCCTTGCGCAGTTCGTTGCTCCCGGCGAGCAGCAGCGGGTTGTAGCACGGCACCACGGTGTGCGAGCGCTTCATCACCGGCTGGTCAGTGAGGTGCACCGCTCGTCCGTGCACCTGGCCCATGTGCAGGTTGCCCAGCATCACCTGAGTCGGCGTCACCCCGATCAGCATGGTCACGGCGGGCTGCATGATGTCGAGTTCCTTCGACAGCCACCGTCTGCCGTGGAACAGGTGCGCGCTGACAGCGAGGTTCGTCTCGTACGTCTTCACGATGCTGGTCCGGTAGCAGGCATCCGGGCTGATGCTGTGCGCCGCGAGCAGTTCTTCGATCTTGGCCCACATCGGGAACCCACCCGCGTCCACGGCATCCCATTCCTCGGGCTGCGCCGCGACCAGTGCGATCTTGTTGTCGGGCGAACCGACCCACTCCGGGCTGAACAGCCTGCCTGCACTGTCTGTGTTGCCGTCTGCACTGCCTGAACTGCCTAGGTCCAGAGCCAGTGCCCTGGCCTGCGCCTTGTGCAGCCGGTCCATCCGGTAGCGCTTACTGAGGAGGCTCATCTGTCTTGTTCCGTTCTGCTCGTCGGTACGGACCTTGCCTGACGGGCCGGGACCAGCCTCCCTTCCCACGAGATCAGCACCTGCACGGGCCTGTCCTCGAAGCCTTCCCACCGGTCCGGTTCGACGCCGTTGTCCAGCGCCTGGGAGAAGATGCACTCCCGCAGGTCCGGGTTGGCTCCCAGGCAGAAGTGGCTGTGCAGGATGTAGACGGTCTGCTCTGCGGTGACGGCCCGTGCCATGTGCTGCTGGTTCTGTCGTTCGCAGCCGACGATCTCTTCGATGCTGTCGCGGTCCACCAGTTCGGCCATCAGTACCGCACCTCCTTCTTGCTCATGCTTGCTAGTCCTGTCTCACTTGCCGTTGGGGCAGCCGTCAACATCGTGCCAGGTTCCGCCGACGTGCTCCTGGCTGTACCGCAGATCGCGGTCGTAGAACTGACCCGACGGGTTGAGCACGCACAGTGACACGTGCACGTTGGCGTCAGCAGGGACCTTGCCCATGACCTCCGTGACGACCGCTGCCCGGCACTGGCTGGGGTACTCGCCGTTGGGAGTGCCAAAACTGGTGTAGTGCACCGTCATCCCGATGTAGGGCCTGGGCATCAGGTCACGCTGGTGAGTCAGCCGCTCCCGCATCTGGTCCTGTGCGTACTGGAACTCCCGCTTCAGATGATCAGTCGCCTGATCAGGGTCCAGGCCGAACGCTTCGGCCGTGGCCCGTACGTAGTCCTCGACAGTCGGGCCATCCAGGCCGTCATGGCTGTCATTGCTGCCAGAGTTGTCAAGGTTGTCAAGGTTGTCAGGCATCTCACTTGCTCCCGACTACCCGCACCCAGTGGTTGAACCGCTGCTCCATCTGGTCGGCGTACCTGTCTGCGGCGGGGCCGCTGCCGTTGTACCTGCGCGCAGCGTCCTTCCAGGTGCCCATAGAGCGCCGCAACGTGGCCAGGTGGCGGAATGCCACCAGCATGTTGACGTAGGGCCTCCAGCAGCCTCCTGCGGCGTCTGCCTCGTCTTGGAACTCCCACCAGGTGTTGTGCGAAAGCAGGCCGTTAACGATCAAGGTGCTCGTACTGGTTTTGTGCGCAACCATTGGCCCATCGTCAAGTGGCTCAATGGCCAGTACTGTCTGCCTGCCGCAGCCGTTCAACTGTCGGTTTTCCCAGACTTCACGCAGACGAGGGTGACGCAGCATCCGACGTGGGCGGAACGTACCAAGGAAACGCAACGTTTCCAGCCAACTGCCACCAATAACGAGATGGGCAACTGGTCCGTTACCTCGCTCACCATTCCAGCCACGACCAGGTGCGTTATGCCGTCTCACTTCAAAGCCGAAATCCTCGATCAGCGCTTCCATGTACTGCACGTCAGGGCTGGATTCCTTCTGTGACCAAAGGAGCCTGCCATATGCCTGGCCGTTAGCACCTTCGCCTACCGTCAGGCATCCCTCGCCGTCAAACTGCCCCGCAACGTATCCCGCCTCATAGATGTCGTCTTCAGTCCACGTCGGCACGTCTGGAATCAAGTCACCTACCTGCAAGTACTGCGCTTCCTTCCATGTGTACCTCTCGGGTCGGTGAGTAAGAAACTTGTGCTCTGGCGTGACGATCACCGAGCCCTTGTCGGTGACGATCCGGACCCGCTGCATGTCGGACACGAACATGCCGTCCACCCGAGCAGTCCTGAAGTATCGACGCTTAGTGGTGTGTCGCTTGTCCGGCGTCCCCTCTTCATCGAAGGCGATGATCTCCATACCCTCGGTGACCTTGGATGCTTTTTCCCAGCGCAGATCCGAAGTGAGGATCAGGCTGTCAGGGTCAACACACAACTGGCACGGCCCGACCCCTTGCATGCCGTGACCCTCTGCGCGCAGTTGCTTGTACCGGAAGTACTTGGCCCGGGTGACCGTGCCCGCACCGGAGAAGTTCCCCGGGTCGTGTCCGAAGACGTTCTCCCCGCCGTTGGACTCCTGCACCAAGAACGCACACGCCACGTAGAACGGGATGCCCGCTCGCTTGGCTGCGCGGTAGGCCCGGAACGGAATCTTGATCCCGTGGCTCTTGGCCAGCCTGATCTGCTTCAGCGCCTGTGCTGACAGCGCGACGGAGTTGAAGTTGGTACCGGTGCTCTTCTTGCGAGTACTCATGTGAGGCATCCCTGTCTGGGCTTAGATGGCACGGGGTAAGTGGCTCGGGCTTAGATGACGTCGCTGATGATGACTGAGTTGTCGGGCTTGAACAGAACCTGCTCCCAGGCCAGCCGTGCCTGGTACTGGTCGGTGCTCAGGGTTTCCTGCACCGCCTGCTTGGCCTTGCTGATCGTGTCAGTGGTCAGGGGCTCGCTGACTGCTTTTGCTGCCCGGGTGTCCCACGGGTCGCCGGTGATCAGGTCGCCGAGCAGGCCGAGCAGGGTGTTAGAAACGTTGAACGCTCCGCCGAGACGGACAGCATCGAAAAGTGGCTTGGTAGTGACTACCTGCTGCTTCTCCTGGTCGTCGTGTTCGATGCGCTGTTCGACCCGGCTGGTGATCTTCGTTTCGAGTTCCTCGAACACGCCGGACTTGATGATCCACCCAGCGGCTGACCAGCAGACGCACGTCTTAGCCAGTGCGGCCTGCGTCTCCCGGGGCAACTGATCCCACGCGGTACTGGGTTTGCTTTCGTAGACGTGCTCCCTGTGCATCTTCATGGCCAGCACGTCCTGCTTGACGTGCAACTTCTCGGTGTCAGTCATGCTGACCAGCCTTCCGGAAAGCCTCCTTGATCAGATCAGCCTCTTCCCGGGTGACCGTGCTGCCCGTGCTGACCAGGCTGAGGTCGTCGCTGACCGTGACCGGCATGCCGACTGCCAGGCTGATCTGGTCTGCGATGTGAGCGGCCAGTTCGGGATTGGTGTTCTGCTCCCGCACCTCTGGGCTGAGACTGTCTGTCGGGTGATAGCCCGGACGATCAGCCGGACGATCAGCAGAGTGGTAGACATCAGCCGTGCCGTTGAACAGGGCGTACCAGTCCTCGAAGTGGCTGCTGGCAGAACTGTCCCGGCTGCGGGAATAGCCAGCCCGGTAACCAGCCTCGTAGGCAGACCGCATGACGTCCTTCTGGCCCTTGCGGATGCGCCTGCTCTTGCTGCTGCCTGGACTACTGCCTGAACTGCGGCCTTGACTGCTGGCAGAACTGCTAGTCATCCGTGCCCTCCTTCTTGTCTGCCTGGTTGTCTGCCTGGTGCTGGTTGGTCGGTTCGCCGTCAAGATCGTTGGCGAAGAGGTCTTCCACGTTGACGGACAGTGGCGGCAGTGCCGCGTACACCCTGGGGCGGATGTCTTCCGGCGAGAGTTCGGGGAGGTTCTTGGTGATGGCCTCCAGCACGGTGCTGTGCACCTGCCTGAGCGTGTACTGGTCCTGCATGTCGAACGCGACCACCAGCACCACGCGGTTGCTGCTGTCGTCGGTAGCGCTGCTGTCTTGCTCGTGCTTGTCCATCAGCCAGTCAGTCCTTCTGCCAGTAGATCGTCTGGAAGCCACCTGCCGGGCCGGAGCCCTTGGGCACCGTGGCCATGCACTTTTCGTCCGTCGAGTGCTTACGCTTCCAGCACTTGATGTTCGTGCCGTCGAACTCCTTGACGGACCCGCACATGAACTTGCTGCTGTGCTGCCCGTCGTGCTCCGTCTTGCGGGTGTCCTTCTTGACCGTGCTGTTCTTGCTGCTGTTCTTGCTGGTGGTGCTGCTGTTGGTCGTGCTGGTTCTTGCCATCTCCCCGTTCATTCCCCTTCTGTGTCTGATTCTTCTTCGGGCTGGCTGTCTGCCCGTTCGTGTGCCGAGTCCTGCTGGAACCGCTGCTGCTGCTGGGCCTCGATTTCCCGGGGGTGAGGCTCCCAGTGCTCGTCGTCTTCTTCCGCGTCCACGTCGATGGCAGCGAGTTGATCGAAGATGCCAGCGTTGGCTGCTGCCGACAGGAACGCACCGAGGCGGTCCGGGTCGTCGCGGTTCAGTTCCTGCACCACCGAGATCGTGTGTTCCACCTGCGACTGGATGGGTGCACCGTTCGGGCCGGAGATTTCCGCCCGGATGATGTCCGCGTTCAGCGCCTTCAGGCCGATCTCCTGGAACTTGGTGGCCGCGTTGGCAAGACGTTCCAGTTCGCCCGCTCCGATGGCGGTCTTCAGGTACTTCAGTTCCCACGGCTCGACGGCTACTCCGGCATCCAACTTCACCTTGACCGCAGCGCGCTTCTGCTCGTACTCCCGGACCTCGCGGGCGATCTCTGCCATCCGCACCGTGACCAGTTTGGTGCCCATCTTGGCAACGTCGAGCGTCTTGTCCTCGAAGTCGATGGTTTCCCGGGCCAGCGACTCGGCGCGGAGTTCCAGTCTCTTGGCGGAGATCTTCTGCTGGAACTGCGCCCGCTGGTCAGGCCATCGCTCTTCGCTGGAACGCTGCCTGATCCGCACGTAGGGGATTCCGGTGCGCTCTGACAGTTCGGACATGTTCAGCCATGTCCTGTCGCCGTCCGGTTTCGAGGGGTCTTTCGGGACGCCTTCTACATAGATGCCCCGTGCCTCTTCGTAGTTGTGCTTCGCGTTCGACGGCTTGCGTACCGGAGTGCCGTCCTTCTTGATCTTGGGCTTCTTCGCAGGCGTGCGACGTTGTACGGAGTTGGATGCCTTTTTCACCCCCCTCTGAGCCGTCTTCTGAGCAGTCTTTTTCACCCCCGTTTTCTTCGCTGCTGAAGTTGAACGATTCGTTGCACGCTTTTTGGGCTGAGGAGCATCCGTCTTCCCCTCTGCCTGTCCCTCAGTCGTGCTGCCTGCCATCTTGCTGGTCCCTACTGTCGATAGGCTGATCATCATGTTCTTCGAGGTCAGACGTGGTTTCTGCTGGTTCTGACCATCCAACTTAGTGCCATGTTCTTGAGCAGTTCTGCCGGTCTATTGCCGGTCTATTGCTGGCTGTCTGCTTGGCTTGCTGCTGACTGTCTGCTGGTCCCTCTTCTGCTTCCCCGTACATCTCTCTACGTATCCTGGGACTGTACGGGGTGTACGCCGAGGAAGTTGCTACTCCCGCCGCGTGTCGTCAGGGGCTTGTTCTCCCGGCTCTTCCTGCATCCGGTACATCAGCGGGGTGTCTGACGCGGGACAGATCGAGTTCCCGCTCCGCAAGTGCGCTTCCACGAGTCCGACGATGTTCTTCACCTCGGACATGCACACCGGGCAGACAAAGAAGACGGGAGTGGTCACCCGCCCACTGTCGTCGGTCTTCAGGCCGCTCTCATTCCCGCCCACACCGTAGAAGCGCTGGCCGTCTTGCTCCATGCGCCTGATCCGAATGTGTGCCTCCCGGAGTTGCTGGTCCTGTGCCGCGAGTCTTTCCGCGTGGTTGAGCAGGAAGCACTCCCGCGAGTCATGCCAGTTCTGGATGGCCCACGCCGCGCTCTTCAGCCTGTCTTCGTGGCTCAGGCTCTCGAACCGGGCTACCCACTCCTCGGGGGTCGGGTACCGGTTCTCCTTCTCCCAGTCGTCGTTGGCCGGATTGCTCACTGGCCTTCCTCTCTCTTCTGGGCGTCTTCCGTCATGGCCTCGACGATGTTCCTGGCCTGCTCGTAGTGCATGTTCGCCACCGCGTGGCAGTAGTCCAGGTACCGCTTCACGCAGTCCTCGCACATGGGCAGGTCTCCGGATTCGAGTTCTCCCCGGACCACCACCGTGCGGCAGAACATGACCTTGGGTGCGTTCCTGTCCTCGACCACGGCCGTCGTCGGGTAGTCAATATGGACCCGTGTCCCGACTCGTGCCATCCCATGGGCTCTGATTTGCGGGACGATGAAGTCCTCGTTCGGCTCGTTCACCGCAGTCAGCCTTCCTTTCTGTCGTCAGCACCCGTGTGGGAAGCCACCAGAGCGTCTGTGCGGGCTTTCTGGGCCTGTTCCGGGGTCTGGACGACCCTGTTCCGGGTTTCCTCGTCCCGGGGCCTGGTCAGTCGCAGTCTGATCATCTGACTTGTCTCGGACACCACCCGGACCACGCCGATGTTGTTCAAGTACTCCAGTGCCCGCATGCTGCTGTCGTCGTCACGCTGACACTGTGAGTCGGCGCGGGACAGAACTCTGAGCCAATCAACTTCCAGGGTGGTGAACCCACCGGACTCGCTTACTCCGTCGCACATCATGTTGCTGTTGTTCTCCCGTCTCTCTACCGATTGGCTGTCTGGTTGGTCCACGGCAGGTGCAGGCCGTCGTTCTCCTGGCGAGGCACGACGTGCAGGTGCAGGTGCATGACCGACTGAGTAGCCGGAGCGCCGATGGAGGTGATGATGTTCGCGGACGAATAGCGAGTTGCGACCATCGCTGCTAGTTCCATCGCTCCCGCAGCAGTACAAGGCGAGACAGTCGCGTTCTCGACGTGTTTCTCCGGAACCACCAGCAAGTGCCCCGGCACAACGGGGTTGAGCGGCTCGAAGACAAAGCAGACTATTCCGTGAACTGAGGCGACCCACCTCTCCACCGGGTTGGCGATCTTGTCCAGGTTGCAGAACACACAGGCTGAATCTGAGTATGGAGGATTCATACGTCTTCTCTCTTCTCTTTATTGGCGTAATGCCAGAGCCAGTCGGTCACAACCTGAGCAGTCCCGATCAGCGACTGTTTCTTGAACTGGGCAGTGAGCGTGGTCCACTCATTCCACTGCCACTTCTTGGCCAACTCCCGAAGTGCTTCGTGCCGTACGTCTTGGGCAAGCAAGACAGCACCGGAAGCAATGAGGGCCTCGACAACGTGAATGCGATAGGCGCTCCAGCCGTAGTCGTCGACATGCTTCTGCTCTGTGGTCAACGTCCAGCCGCAACGGCAGCCGTAGATGCTAGCCGCGTCGTAAGGGCTCACGTCGGCCTCGTGCCCCGCCAGCCCCGCAGCCAGCGCCTCCACGCTCTCGGTCGTCATCTCACTCGGCATGTCGTGTCTCCTTGGTCACAGCGGGCGGAATGACCTGCGCTGCTCCGGTCATCGCGGACGCCAGCACGACACGCCACGAGGTCAGGTCGATGGCGGCTGCAATGAACGTCGGATCGGTCTCGCCCTGGGCGATTGCCAGCCGCTCAGCCTCGGCCTCTTCGCCACGAGCCCAACGCTGCAAGGCGTAATGGATCACCATGAACGTGCGAGCGTCACCCTGCTGACTCCACCCCAAGGCTTCGAGGCGACGGAGCCCGGCCCCTACGTCGATGCGGTCCACGTTCACGCCGGGCCGCTTGCCCGTCAGGAACCTGGGCGCGACAGGCACGTCATAGTCGGCGGTGTGCTCACTCATCGCCCGCCTCCCGCTCAGATCGGTGCACTTCCAGGGCCCGGCTCGCTCGACTGTAGGCGTTTGAGAGAGCCCTCCAGTCCTCGGCGTTCTCCTGCCACGAGATGACTCCTTTGAGCGGCGTGTAGGCGCAGGATCGGGTGTCGTTGACGTGCTCAACGCCGTCGTAGATGAACACCACCTGAGGTGCCTCGCCAAAGCAGAAGAACGACTCTCCGGAGTCGGGCTCGTCTAGCGGCTTGTCGCCGCCCTGGAGCGAGTGAATCGGCGTGCAGCGTGGCTCGGGGCAGCACCACGGGCGCGGTGTGGTGCTCACTTGGCCTCCCTGGGCATCGGTAGAGATCTCGTTCATCTGTCTTCACTTCTTCCCATAGAGCGGCGTCAGTGCAGCGACCAGCAGCCCGAACCCGATCAGGCCATAGGCACCGACCAGACTGAGCGTGGAATGCGTGCCCGTGCACCCGTAGTTCTGCCGGGGCAGTAGTGCAGAACCGCACCCGCCGATGAGCATGTTCTGCCAGGTGCTGACGGGGTGCAGGCCGATGATCAGCCCGCAGGTCACGAGACCAACGGCGATCAGGAACCCGATGTAGTAGCGCATGACGGTACCTCCAGATGTTGTTGTTGATACTGATGTTGGTTGTTTTGTTGCAGTGCGGGCAACGGGAGTCGAACCCGTATACCTTGCGGTGCCGTCTTTTGAGGACGGTGCGTATGCCTGTTCCGCCATGCCCGCGTTGGAAGATGGACGCCGCAGTGCCCACCTTCCTCACCCACCGTGAATGTGGTCGGACCACTGTTTATCTTCCGGACTGCTCCTGACCTACAGGCAGAAGCATCCGGCCCGCCCGATGGGGAGCGGAGTCCTTGGGTGCTACTTCTCCAGCACGAACTCGACGTCGTTCATGCGTGTGAACGACCAGCCACCACCACCGTCGATACCGACAGCAGCCTCGTAGCCCTCGACGCTCAGGCCCATCTCGTGGCTGGTGTCTACCTCGTCCTGCTCCAGTTCGTCGGTGTCGATGTAGCCGGTGATCTTGATACGAGCCATGTTGCACTTCCTTTCTTGTTGATTCGCCTGGCTGTTGGTCTTGGTGCGCGGGACCGAGCAGGACAGCATGCCCCGATGATGGGTTTCCTGCCCGGCCCCGCGTGATCTGAGTTTACTTCCGGGACACCTTCAGGTCGCCCTTGTCGTCGCGGGTCATCTTCGTCTTCTGCTCTGTCTTCTTGCGGATCGTCTTGCGCTGGGACGGAACAGCAGACGCAGCCGTCTTCTTCCGTAGCGTCCTGCGCTCCTGGACGGGAACCTCCACGCCGTCCACCAGACCGCGCTCCAGCGGAGTGGCGCGCTTGTTGTAGTCCTCGCGGATCGCGTCCCAGTTCAGGCCGTTGCGCCGGTAGTAGTGCGGGTTGGCCGCAGTGCTAGTGGTGGCGTTCGGGTCGGTGCTCATGCTCGATACCCCCGGTATCAGTTAGAAGAATGGTGTGTTGCTCTTTGGGTGGTTCAGTGTGCGCAGGCAGCGGCGGCAGGCTGCATGGTGCTGGGTGATGACCTGCCAGCCTCTCCCGTGCACTGGCAGGACTTCATCTATGACGGTGATCTCCAGGTGGCCGAACGCCCCGCACCGCAGGCTGGCCATCAGCCGCAGCAGCCGGTTCACGGGGCCTCCGGATTCGTTTGCTCTGCCAGGTTGTTACCGTTCTGTGGTGCCCTCGTTCCACGCATGATGTGATTTCCGTCCCTCTCTGCTCATGTTTTTCTTCGGCAGGGTGAATCAGCAAAACAGCCCCTGACCTCGGTAAACAAAAGCCTGTGATTACGCTGGTTCAGACATTCGTCGCACTGAGTGCCGCAATCTTGTTGACTTCCGTGGTTTGGAACTGCCACTCTTGGGGCATGTCGGTATCACCAAACGCTGGGTTGGAACCCCAGTGGTGACCGGAACTAACTAGTGGGGCGTATTCCTTCCCGGTAGTTCGCGGGTCACCAACCGATCCGACATACACAATGCTCTTGCCCAGGGCGTTGGCTTCCACTGCTGGAAAGCCCCGACCGTCACCTAGATCACGCACTAGGCGAAGGCCGGGGCTTTCTCGTGTCTACTGCCGGTACTTGAACTGGATGCTGCGCAGAGGGTTGCAGTCCTGAAGCCTGCGCAGATCAGGCTGGTCGCCCTCTTCCTCGATGTACGCGGACCATGAACAGTGGTCGCAGGCGTAGCCGGTGCCGTCCGAGAACTCCCGGCGAGTGACCCGCTTCCACCCGTAGTTCGGGCAGCACAGGTACTGCATCAGTCCGTGACCTTGCCCGCCTTGCCAGCCTGCTTGACCAAGGCCGACTGGGACGCTTCCTCGGTGGCGTCGTCCAGCGCTTCCCGGATCACGTCGGTGACGTCCTGGTCGTCGGAACTGGTCTCTTCCCACTCGGCCTTGTTGACCGCATCGACGGCTGCCCGAGCAGCGTTGTCCATGGCCACCCCGAACAGAACCCCGAGTTCCTCGGTGAAGAAGTCGGCCAGCCTGCTGCCGACGATGTGTGCGAACAGGTTCGGGTCCGTACTGACGTTGGGGTCAGGCTCCGGCCTGGGCTCAGGCTCAGTCGGCTCCGGCTCTACCTGCGGCTCCGCCTGAACAGCGTCACTGCTGGCTGCCTCTGCCCGGGACCGGTACTTGGTCGTGAAGACGTCACTGTCACAGGGGTAGAACTCCTGCTTGGTGCCGTAGATGATGAACTGGTTCGTCTTCACTCCGACCCAGGTGTCGTGGATGTAGTCGAACACCGCCGCCGTGTATGCCTTGTCGTCCTTCCAGTCCGCGTTGCCAGCGATGTGCTCCCACAGGCCCTTCGATGCAGCCTGACGCCTGATCCAGTTGCGCTGGTTCTCCGGCTGCCGGTTCTTGAAGAACTGGGTCATCTCCCCGGCGTTCTCCCCGGTCCACTGCACTGCCTCGACTTCGATGGGCTGGGACACGTACGTCCCGAGAGTGCCGGATTCGATGATGCTCTTGCTCACTGCATTGCCTCCTTGACCTCGGTGTCGTGACCGGACAGGAACTTCTGCCAGGTCGCCAATGACTCGGTGCAGATCTGTGCCGCCTCGTCGTGCTTGCCCTGTGCGAGCAGTGCAACGGCCAGTTCGAGTGTGACCTCGTACCCGGCATTGACGATGCCCATCAGCCTGAGCGCGTTGATGACCTGCTCGTTCTTGATGACAACCTCGTCGTATCGCTTCTGGAACTGCTTCTGCTGCGCCCGTAGGCGCTGGTCGTATCCCATGCTGGTCCTACTCCGTTCTTGTAACCCCCGGAAACGGCCCCAGGACGGCCCAACAGGGTTCGGGACGTGGAATCACCCCGGGACACCCGTCGAGCCGCCCTGAAGGCCCTTAGAAGGCTCGCCTCTAAGAAGCGGTGGTCTGCCGGACTAGGCCGTCTGCACGGGCTGCGCCGTGGTGAGGGCCGTGATCAGGTCGTCCTTCTTCATCTTCGAGTAGCCGGTCAGGCCGTGCTTCTTGGCCTTCTCGCGCAACTCCGTGACGGTCAACGTGGCGGCGTAGTCCTTGAAGATCTGCGACGTGCTGTCACCGAGGTGCTCGTGCACCGAGTTGGAACCGGTCAACTTGGTGACCTTCCCCGGCTCGTCCGTGAAGGAGTTCTGCTTGGTGGCGTTCACGGGCTGCGGCTTGCTGTTCTTCTGGACGGTGACCTTGCCGGAGTTGGCCGTCTGGACCCACCTGTCCATGTGCAGGCACTTGGCGCACTGGTGGCGGACCTTGGTGCCCCGGATGCGAGCGACCTGCCACTTGTGCTTGCCGTTGTCCACGCAGGCGGTCTTGTTCGGGCTCTTGGTGTCGATCAGGCTCGTGCTAGTCATTTGGATAAGGCTCCCCACTGGTTGTTGTTGAATGATTGGTTGTTATTGAGTGATGCTGGTCTACTTGCCGCTATCGCCAGACTGGCGGCGTTCGCGGCGGTTGATCTCCCGGTCGATGTACCAGCGCGCCTTCTGTAGATCCTGGAGCGCGTTGTCCTTCTCGTCGGCACGCCACAGGTACTTGATCGCGTTGCCGATGCAGAACCCCAGGTCTTCCACGACGTCGATGCACTCGACCCCGTTGGCGTTCCCGGTGTAGTGCGGCGGGTGGTTAACCAGGTCAGGTTGCTGCTCTTCCGCCGGACGTGGGTCGAACCTTGCCGTCAAGCACTGACTTCTTGTGTGCTTGGTCGGACGAAGATGACGGGCAGCAGCGACGCACTCCTTCAGTTCGTCAATGTCCGTCTCCCACAATCTGTCCTTTCCGGCGTAATGACAGTTGGTAGGACAGACCAACTGGCCGTAGAGGGTGGTGTGCTCCGTCTCGTGGTCGTGCCAGTGCTGCTCGGCCATGGTGATGATCATCGCCTTCCTCTTGTCTGCTGCGGCTTGTTGCCGGTGTTGATGTAGTCCAGGAACCCGTCGGCGGTGTCCACGACGGTCTGCCACCCCGGAGGGACAGCCCTTTCTGCCAGGTTGGACGATGCGTGGTGCAGCACCGCGAGTGTCAGTGCCGCCATCCGCTTCTTGGCGGCATCGTCTGCGGGACTAGGAACCTGGGACGACGACATTGCCGGTCTCCTTCATCTTCTTCATCACTGCGGGAGTGCTGGTTGCCGATGGTGCCTTGTACGGTTCCCGGTTGCCGATCAGCAGCGGGATCATCGGCCTGCCGTCGTTGGTGACGGACCCCGGCATCGGTGCGGGCTTGGGTCGGGCGTTCAGCACCCGGACCATCTCGTCGTACGCCGTGTCGCCCATGATCTCCCGGAGTTCGTGCTCCATGGCTGCCAGCACAGGCTTGCTGCCCACGTAGGCGTCGGGCGTCTCTGTGCACCACCAGCACATGATGTGGTCGTGTGAGCCTTCCTCGTCCTCCCCGCCCCACTGGTCCACGGTCCAGGGCTGAATGACGTGCCGGTCGTTGTCGTCATCGAACTCGTACTTGATGGGCAACTGCCAGCAGACCTGGGGCATCACGTCCACGTGGTCCTGGCCGGTCCTGGCGGCGAGGTGGTGGAACGCGCATCCGGTCTTGCCGGTCGATCCGACGCTGCCCGTGTTGCGGTTGGCGAACACACACCCGAAGTCGGTGACCTTCGACTTGCCGTTGATCTCGTCGTTGTCCCGGTCGATGCTGTAGATGTTCGCCCAGCCGTTCTTGTCAACGTACTGACGCAGTTCGTCGTCCCAGTCCTCTTTGGACAGGTTCTTGATCTGCTTCTCGACCTTCTCGTAGTCCTCGATGTCGGTGAACCAGAACCCCAACTTGCAACAGCCGATGTCATCGAAGTAGCGGTTCTCGTTTGCGGGAGTCAGACCCGGGCACCCCTGTCCGTAGATGCACGTCCAGTTCGACAGCAGGAAGTTGGACTGGACCATCCACTGCTCTGGCTCCCCGTCCTCGTCGGGGACGCTGAACTTAACCCAGTCCTCACCGTTCTTGTACTCGGTCTTCTGCATCAGGGGTGAACCTCCGTCACGTACCCAGAGCGGGTGTAGTAAGTGATTGTTCTTGTCTTGGTGTGGAGCACGCAGCCGATCCAGCCACGCGGGATGTTCTGCACGTCGTTGATCGACGGGTAGGTGGTCGATTCCCAGTGTGTGTGCAGCACGCCGAGGAAGACCCCCCGGCCCTTGCGCACCGCACGCTTGATCGAGCCCGCCTTGATGGCGAACGTGGACGTGGTGTCCGTCGCGTCGTTGGCGACCTCCACAACGTCGGTGATCACGAACTTGCCCCGGTCCCGGTGGCCCAGCAGAACGGCACAGCGCTCGTGGGTGTCGTCCGGCCCGAACTGCTCCAGTAGTTCAGGCGGAAGCACGAACATGGCGTCCAGCGCTTCCTCGTGTCTGATGTTGGTCATGTTGTTCGTCTTTCTTCACTAGGGAAAGAGGAAGGGCGCTCCGGCTGTTGCTAGGCCAGAGCGCCCTTCTCGTGGGTGCGGTATTGCGATGGTGCCGGTGGATCAAGCCCGCTTGCGGGGGCGAGCGGTCTTCTTCACGGCCTTCTTGGCGACCTTCTTGGCGGCGGTCCGCTTGACGGGACGACCGACCTTCTTCGCGGCCTTCTTGGCGGGACGAGCCGGAGCGCGACCGACCTTCTTGGCAGCCTTCTTGGCCGTCTTCTTGGCAGTGGAGCCACCACGACGGGCCGTGGTCTTCTTCGCGGCCTTGCGGGCACGAGTACCGCCACCACGCTTGGCAGCCTTCTTGGCGGAACCACCACCACCGCCACCACGAGTGGCAGCGCCGGAAACGACGAGCGCGTCGTCGTCGGTGTCGAGCATGAAGTCCTCGATCACGACTTTCTCCTTTCGGGGTACGACGGGGTTCGCCGTAACAACTGGTGCAAGTTTCTCCTGTGGCGCACCACCGTACAAGGAACCCGACACGCGTCTTCCACGACACGTTGAATCAGTGCGTTGACTTCCCGGTCACTTCCGGGTAGCGGCGATGCTGGTGAGCAACTGAGCAACGCATCTGTTGGCCACCTTCACCGTCTGCCCGGTGGGATCGCGGTCGGGGATCACCTCCACCACGTCGGCACCGATCATCTTCCCCGAACCTGCGACGGCCTTGATCGCACCGAAGAGTTCTCTGGTGGTCCAACCGCCCGGCTCCTGATAGGCGACCCCCGGAGCGAACGCCGGGTCCAGCACGTCCACGTCGATGGACAGGTAGATCGGGTCGCTGGTGTCCTTGATCTCCGCGACCAGGCTGTCCATCCACCGGCTGGAAGCGTGGTACGTGGTGATGTCGTTCTTCACGGCCCACGCGGCATCGGTCTTGGGGACGCCCCAGCCTCGTACCCCGAACTGGACCACCCGGTTGGCCAGCCCGTTGTCGATGACGTAGCGGACCCAGGTGCCGTGGTTCATCTCCACCCCGGCGTCGTGCTGCCAGTAGTCCCAGTGCGCGTCGAAGTGGAACACCGTCACGGGGTCACGCTCGATGGACACGATGCCCGCCAGCAGTTTCGCCGTGATCGAGTGGTCCCCTCCGATACTGATCAGGCACCGGGTGTTGGCGTAGATCTGCGCAGCGGCGTCCTGGATGGCCTGCCAGCCGCCCAGAGTGTCTCCGGGGATGATCTCCACGTCCCCGGCGTCCACCACCTCCAGGGCCTGCAACGGGTCAACGCCGTGCTGGGTGGTGTACATGCCCTCGTCCCAGAACCCGGCATCCCTAATCCGGTACGGCGCATTTCGCTGACCGGAGTGGTTGGTACTGGCGAGGTCGAACGGAACCCCCAGGATGGTGACATCGGACTTCTTCCGCCCGATCTTCCCGGTGGGTGACTCTTCGATGTTGTTGAACGTCGTCATGTTGTTAGTTGCCTTCCACTGGCGGATGGTGTTGTTGATCAGAGGCCGGTCTTCTTGGTGCGGCCCTTCATGGACTCCGACAGTGCGGCCTGCCGGGTGTTCAGCCACCGCAGGTCGCTGCCATGCAGGTTGAGCGACTGGACGAACTCCAGCCCCGGCTTGCCCGCGTAGACGACGAGCGTCTCGGGGTTGACCGTCTTGATGATCTTCTGCACCTGGTCCTTGAAGTGCTGGATGCCACCCGCGACGTTCTTCTCGTCAATGGTCTGCAACTGGAGCATCAGCACCGGAACCTCGTCCGGCAGGGCAGCCAGGGTGATGTTCTCCAGGAACTCCATGTCGCCATCCGGCCAGATCACGTGCGGCAGCAACTTGATGCCCGCCTCCTGGAAGTACCGGCCCAGGTACATCTGCCGGTAGATCTGCCACAGGCAGAACGTGTTGCCCATTTCGCTGACCGACGAGAAGTCAGGCGTGACCGCGTACTTGACCTTGCTATTGATCAACTTGGCGACGTACTTGGATGGAGCGTCCCACCACCGCTCGAAGTACTCGTCAAAGGTGAAGAAGGACACGAACGAGTTGGCGACGTGCTCCATGCCGGAAGTGCTGTCCACCCCGTAGTTGTAGAGCCACCAGTGATCGGGGTCTTCGTTCTCCGGCTTGTCCCGGGTGGCGCTACCCGCCCAGGCCGACCACTTCTCCGGCAGGTCGGACGTCTGCACCAACATCTCGGGAAGGTACCGGGGCAACTGGAACTGGAGTTCGCCGGTACCGACCTTCACGTAGTCGAAGAACGGCGAGTCGTCCAACTGGAGGACACCACCGAGTTCCTCCGACTGCTTGGCGATGTCGATGCCGGTCTCTTCCTTGATCTTCAGCCGCTCGCGGTTGCTGATCGGAGACTCGTCCTCCTCGGCGTCGATCTCGTCGCCAAGTTCGGTGTCCGCGAACCGCTTTCCCTTGGGCTGCTCCTCGTAGTCCTCGTCGTCCATCATGGATTCGAGGTCTTCGCCGTCCTCGGACAAGTCGATGTCGTCACCGAAGTCACCGAAGTCGGCCTTGATGTCCTCGAACTCGTCCAGGGTGTAGCCGGTACCACTGACGTTCGGGAGGTCCAGCAGGAGTTCCGCTCGCAACTTCTCGTCGTACTCGCCCTTGTCGGCAGTCGCGTTGTCAGCGAGCACGATGCGCTTGGCAGCGTCCTCGTCCACGTCTACGAACGACGCCCAGATATGCGTCCAGGTGGGCTTCTCGTAGGTCTCGCCGTCCTCGACCCACTGGAGTTCCTTGCCAGCGGCCTTGAACGTGTGGTTGCCAGCCAGGATCTCGTTGTCCCGCCCGGTGTGCGTACCAACGTTCACAACTACCGGCTTGAACTGGCTGTTCACGTGCAGGCTCTTGGCCACCTCGTTGACATTACCGACACGGGGGTTCTTGTAGTACATCCGCAGGTCTGCCAACGGAACGAGTTCGGTCTTGATGATGGCGAACTGAGGATCGCTGTCCTTCTTCTTGCCCTTGGTCCCACTAGCCTTGGTCGGCACTGTTCTTCTCCTTCAGTCGTTCGATCTTCTTGATCTGCTTCACCATGTGCTGGCCGTACACGTTGATCCCAGCCGAGTCTGCCTTGTCCTGGTCCTTGCCGACCTGCTCTGCGGCCTGGGGCCAGCACTTGCGCACCCACGCCATGATCTCCGTCTTGGATGCGTTGCCCTTGCCGATGGAAACCGACTTCCACCGGCTGATGTCCACCCCGTCAACGACCTTGACTCCACATGCGTAAGCGGTGGCCATCAGATGTCCGTGCATCCGGGCCAGTGGCAGGCATGCCCGGATCGTCTTCGGAGACACGAACGGGTTCTCGATGTAGACATATACGTCATTGCTCTGCGGGTCGAACTCCATGATGAGTCGGCGGAACCAGCGACCGGCCAGAAACAACTGCCGGGGCGTGTCTCGCCTGCCGGTGGGCAGCGGCCTGATACGCAGGGTTGGTTCCGCTCCGTTGACTGTGACAGTGGCGGCGATCTTCTTGGACGAAGGGTCAATGCCTATGACGACAGTTCTCACCACGGTGTTGCTCATGTCCTACCAGTCCCCCGCTATAAGTGCCTGGACCCCAAAGGAAGCCTTGCTGCCTACGATGCTGTCCACGGCACCAGTCATGTTCTCCGTGATGTCGATCATCACGTTGTTCTCGGATGATCGTAGCAAGTAGTGGTACTGACCGGTGTCAGGGTTGAGCATCCTGAAGAGTTCAACCTCACCACGGCCCAGCACCGGTCTGCCGTTCTCGACGGTGGCTTTGGGGAACACCACCTGCGCACACCCTTGACGGGGACACTCCCACCGGAGTTCGTCGATGTTGTAGGGCATCTTCAGGTCGTGCAGCGGGCAGGTGGGGCGCTTGTCCTGTGTCGGCAGGTTGCGTGCCTTCAGCACCCGCTTAGGACGCTGTTGAGATGTGCTCACGGGATGGCCCAGAACCACAGGTGCACGATCACCGGAACCAACACCATGAGGCCGACGAAGAACGACACCGTGAGTGTGGCGCAGATCTGATCCCGGAGCCGGTTCTTGCTGACGACACTCTCCTCGTGGGCGAGCATCAGTTGAGTGTGGGCCTGTACCGAATCGACCTGTGCCTGGTACATGTCGGTACCAGCCATCTTCTCGGCCATGCCGTACTGCCCATCGGTGATGGCGTTGAACATGCTGCTGTCGTCTTCGTGGTTCATCGGAACACCTGCCCTTTGGATTCTCTGCCGAACTTGGCCATCTCGTACTGGAGCGTCTCTTCGGTCAAACGCCTGCTGCCCAGGTCTGCTGCACGCTTGGCCATCTCGGTGAAGTCGCGCAGTTCGCCTGTCCTGAACTTGTAGTGCGCGGATGTCTTCGTGATCTGACCCCGACGCTCCAGCCTATGAATCTTCATAGCCATCTCACTTGCCCGTGCGAAGTAACCGTCTGCCACTTCCATCAGTGTGAGTGTGCCGTGGTCAATCGGCGGTTCGACACGCCCACACAGGACGTCCGTCATGGCATCCAGTTCTGCCGCAAGTTCGGTGAGGTTGGGCATTCCTTCACCCAACTCGAACGCACGCAGAGTCTTCTTGGGCGGCTTGCGCTTCTTCGAGCGGGGAGGTTGCTCAGGCGACTCCTGCTTCTTGGCAGGCTTGTCAGTCTTCTTCCGCATGTCACTTACTGCCCTTCTTGCTCTTGCTGGTCTGGATGTTCGGCCAGCGTCCTGCCCGAAGGCACGGGGAGTTACCCGGCTGCATCCCGAACGTGCACTCCTTGAACTGCCCGGTGTGAACCTTGCACTGGTTCAGTACCGGGGCCAGTCGCTGGTTGTCGATCCCGTCGTTGAGGAGTTCGAGTTCTGCCTGCGACATTTCCAGGTACTCGTCGTCTGGCTCGATCACCCACTCGTGCCATTCCTGGGTGTTGCCTGTGATGACGGCCTTGCCGTTCTGCTCCATGAGCCAGAAACCGTTGGTCGTCTTGGGACACCACACTCGTTCGTATTGCGGGAGAGCAACGGAAGTGTAAGTGCGCATCCAACGACGGTTACCAAGATAGCCACTCAACTTGCCTTCGTTGATGTTGTATCTAATTCCCAACAAGGTACAGGCGATCTGGAAGGCTTCCTTGACCAAGCCATCGTTCTGGCAGAACTGCAATTCCATACCAGTAGGTGCCCATGACCCGTCACCTCCCAAGCAACCGCGCACGAACGCCTCTAAGGCAGGACGATCCATTCGCGTTACTAGGGAGGGCAAGTGGTCTTTGGTCGGAAGCAGTTCTCTCAGCCTGCTGCGCAACGGCCCCTTCAGGTAGTAGTAATACATGCCGTCGTACGGCCCCTGCACGTTCAGATCGGTAGGCTCTAGCAAAGCATCGAGAGCCTTGGTCCCTTCGGGTTTCGATTGAGCGATGGTGTACCACTTGTGGTCGCTGATCCAGCCATCTGAAGCGACCCAGCCAATCGCTTCCGCCTCATACGGTGTACAGACAGATGACTTCTGCTCGTAAGGAGCGTGGAACGGCACCCAACTGTTTGAATTCAGTTGATCGGTACGTCGCACTGACATGTTGCCTTGTTGGTCTCGCACAGCCCAGCGATGATCGCGTGTAGTGACGAACTCCTGGTGCTTGTTGCCAACACGATACAAAGGAGCGCTGTCTGCTTCGTAGACAACTTTGTTCTGATATGGCTCCCACTCCATGCAATCTTGCTCCATGTTGTAGGTCAGAATCTCGTCACCATCAACGAGGTCGTAGTGATATGTCCAGCCACGTCGGGTCATGCAACGCGTGTATTCAGGAACACAACCCTTGTTCTCGTAGATGATCACGAACAGGTCGAAGCCGCCCATCAGGAAGTACCGATGCACCTGCAACTTGTGTTCATGCTTCATCTCCGGGTCGCCCTTGATCGCCTTCTGGTAGCCGAAGGGGTTCATACCCTTCAACTCGAAGCCGTAGTCCATCCCGCGCCACAGTGCACGCGGGTGATCGTCAGGAACGATGCCGTAGCCGTCGATGGTCCCTCTGGACCGCATGTTGCGCCAGAACAACGGCATCTCGGCCTTGGTCAGTGCTTCTGCCATGAACGACATCGCCTGCCAGCGGAGGTGACGCCACTTGCCGTCGTTGAAGATGTTCTGCAACCGCACGTCCACCGAGTCAAGTCCCCGGATACCCAGGTACTGCAACTGCTGCGCACGAGGGCAACCTCCCGCAGAAGACGCGCTGAACGATGCGGACCTGTTCCGGGGCTTGGTGACCAGTTGATCCCTGATCCAGTCAGCGATGTGCCGGTCGTACTCCTCGTCTCCGTGCTGTAGCAACCAGTCCTGGATCAGTGGAGTCATCACCGTGTCGTTGTTATTCGCGGCCTTGGCGATGTCACGCAGGTTGAGCGGCATCGCTCACTCCTTCGGTCGTACTGGCATGGAAACGTCCACCGTCAAAGGTCGATGGTCTGACTTGTAGCCACGGTGAACCTGCTGGTGCTCGATCTTGATGTTGTGGTGGACGGGCCGGTTGATCCACAACGTGTCGATGTACGACCTGCCGTGCGTGCCGTACCAGAGCGGCTTACGTCCGTAGAGTTCCCAGTTCGCATGGGTCCGCACCGAGTGAAATGCATCGCGCAACATCGGCTTCCGGAAGTAGTTCTGGTTGAAGTCACCCACCATGAAGACCGGCACTCCGTACTTCGACAGGCGCGCGATCTCCCCACTGATCGCCTGCACCTCGCTCCGGATGCGGTTCCTGTCGCCGTTGATGTTGGACAGAGCATCCAGGTGCGTGTTCAGGAACCAGACGTTCCGGTTCAGGTCGAGCGAGTGCAATAGCACGCCGTTGAGGAACCTGCCCGGGGCGGCACCTCCTTCCATCGGCGGTGCGATCTGGTAGCAGAAGTGGTCCAGTGCCTTGAACCTGTCCTTGCTCCAGAAGATGGTGCACTCGTCGCTGTGTGCGGTCTGCTTGGGCCGGTGCCATGCCCACCCGGGGCAGTTGTTGATGATCTGGTCCCGGTCGTTGCCCCACATCTCCTGGGTGCCGAACACGTCGGGGTCGGCCAGTTCGATGAACTTGGTGATCTCCGCGTCGGCAGTCCCGACGTGCAGGTTGAACGGGACGTTGAACGTGCCAAGTCGGATGGTTGCTCTTCGGTGAGGTGCCATGTGTCTGTCAGTCCTTTGTTACTTGATGGGTGCCCAGCCGATGCCGAACGTGGACAGGATCATGCCCCAGGAGACGTACAGGACGATCCCGTAGAAGACCAGCCTGACGATCACCTTGGAGCAGATGATGAAAAGAATCGGCACGCCGAGGGCGAAAGCCATCAGCAAGATGTTCATGTTGTTGTTGTTCGCTTTCTTGTCTTGTCTGTTCAGTCGAATGACCATTCCTTGGCCGGAGCAACCCGTTCAAGTTCAGTGCGAGTACGCCAACGTTCGATCATCTCTTCCCGGATGATCGACAACTGGTGCAGTGCTCGTGGTCCGATGTTCTTCAGTTCTGCCAGACCGTAGCGGTGCCGGTAGTCCATCCACTGTGCCCACGCGTTTGCCTCTGCTCCCGTGCGGATCGGAACACCCCAGTCGTCTTCCGCGAACGGAGACGGGCCTTCCGCTGTCCTGGTCAGGTACACGTCCCGGCCGATGAGTTCTTCCACCGTCGTGATGCCTGCCCGCATCAGGGTCCGGTACGCCTGCACCCGGAGCGGGTAGCCCTCCAGGTAGATGGCTTCCAGTGGTGTCTGCTTCACCGCTCGACATCTTCCACGTGAACATAGGGCCGCTTGTCGAACAGGGCTGCACCATCGGCAACCAGCACCTCCGACTCAGTTCGCCGGGACAAGTAACCGAACACGTCCGACTTCTTGACGATGGCTGTCTCCATCGGGTGGTCGCTGCCGAACCTCTTGGCGAAGAAGACGGCGATCTTCGGGTCCAACGTCCACGACCAACCACCATCGTCGATGCCTGCCCGGTACACACGGAGCACATCCGGCATGGCGTTGAACTCCGCCTGCTCGTCACGGTCGCCCAGCAGCAGTGGCATGTCAGGCTCCCAGCCCCGGAAGAGAGCGCCCCAGACATCCAGGTACTGGTCGATGTTCTCGGAATCAATCCATACGTCGGCAGCCAGATCACGGGCTTCCTGATCGAGCCCTACCAGCGAGCACGGCTGTTCGGTGAGTTCGTCAGCACCGACGACGTACCTGACAAGCGCGTCTAGCCGATAGGCGCGTTCGTGCAGAAACACAACGGAACCCATGTCGTTGCGAGCCTCGGCCTCTTTGACGGCCTTCTTCTTCAGCCGGTACGTCTCATTGGCCTGGCCCGGTGTGAACAACGGGACTTGATACACCAACGGGCTGCGTAGGACGGTGCCGAACCCGGGCAGTTTCTCTACATACCCGAGAAGTTCCGGGATCAGAGGCTCGCTCTTCCAGGCGAGCATCTTGTCCATCCATTCTTGTGCTGTTTCTGGTGCCTGCTCTTCCATGGTCGTACCTACCCCTTGCCCTTGGTGATGTTGATGGTGGCAGTCAGGTCTGCTCCGGTGAAGTAGATGATGAACGAAGCATCCTTGTTCTGACGCGTCGCTCGCCGGTACAGACCTTCGAGTTCCTTGCCGTTCAGCGTGTAGGACTTGTTGGCATCCTTAATCTCCATCACTTCGAAGTCGGATGATCCGTCGTCCTTGATAGAGCCAGCACCGGACCGGGGATGAACCCGGCCACCACGCTTCTTGACGATCTGCTGCTCTGTCTTCTCGCCCATCTTCTGCCTGGTCCTGGGTGACCAGGGAAGTTCCGACTGGCCGGTCATGCGATGTGCTCCCCTACCTTCACTTCCAACAGGCACTTCTTCTCGTCGTACCGGGTGACGAGTGACCTGTTGTGCTTCGCCGCCATCACCTGCACCCTGCTCCGGACAATCGGCAAGTCAATCGGACTAGCCAACTGCACGGTGTAGACACCTTGCTTGGCCATGAACCCTTCGAGGTTCTTTCTGGTTGGTTCGTATCGGGTGTCCACGGCGCTACTTCTACCGGAGTGTCTTCTTCGCTAGCACTGGCTTCTTCTTCTGCTGCGCCGGAGCGGCTACTACTGCCGCAACATGCTTCCGGTGCTTCTGGGCCGTCTTGCTGGCCTGGGGGATGCCGTGGTGGTCCCTGACAGCCGATTCAAGCGCCTCGTAGAGCGCCGGGGTAGCCAGAACCGTCTGACGCCACTTGTCGCGTCCTACGGCCTTGTGTGGCCCGTAGGAATACGACGCGCCCTTCTGGGTGATCCAGCCGTGCTCGATCCCCTGCGCGATCATGTACCCCACCTCGTCGATGGCGCTGTCTTCCATCGAGTAGTCGAACCAGACGTCCCGGAACGGCTTGTTCAACTTGCTCTTCTGGAGTTCGGCCTGGAACTTCTGGCCGATCTGCTCTTTGCCGGACTGCCACTTCTCACCGTTGTGGTACTTCACGTCCCGGGTGATCTTGCCGACCTTCTTGATGTTGAGGATGTAGGACGCGAAATATGGCAGAGCACGTCCACCGGTTGCCTTGGTAGTGGGACCGAAGGACACACCGATGTTCTCCCGGAGTTGATTGATCCAGATGACTGCCGTCTTGTTGTTCGCGGCAGTCAGACGACGGCACGCGGCAGACATCAGCGCGGCCAGCCGACCAGGCTGGATGTTCTCGTCGTGCATCCGCTTCTTGCGCTCTGCTTCCGGCAGTGCAGCAGCCACCGAGTCGAACACCAGCAGGTCCACCCCGTTGCGCACCATCGCTTCCGCAGCGTCGATGGCCATCTCACCGCTGATGGTGGTCAGGTCTTCGACGTCGCGGGACGGGTACAGCAGCAGATCGTCCACGTTGATACCAATGGACTTGGCCCACTGTGGATCGAACGTCCGCTCGGTGTCGATCAGGGCGGCGATGCCACCGGCTGCCTGCACCTCTCTGATGGCGCACAGACCGATGTACGTCTTGAGCGTGCTCCAGTCACCTGTCAGCACCGTGAACCGGCCCAGCGGGATGCCGCCCGCCAGCAGTGCGTCGATGGGGAGGATGCCTGTGTTGATGTACTTCACGACGAACGACTTGTCGCTGCCCATGCGGATGGCTTCTTCGCCCAGTGCCTTGTTGACGTTGTTCATCAACTCGCGGGCCTTGGTTGCCTTGGTGGCCACTAGAGTTCCCCTGTTTCCTTAGTCTCGTTCCAGCACTTGGTGCACAACAGAAAACGGGGCCTCATTTCGAGGCCCCGCATCTGAATGTCCTTGAACATGGTGAAGTTGTTACGGCAGTTGAAGCACCTTGCCCGGTACCTCGGGTCCACGTACTTCCGACCGCCGAGTCTGCGGATAAATCCGCGCCAGTACCGCTCCCGCTGCTTTTCGGTCCACAGCGGCTTCCTGAGATAGCGCACGGGAACCTCCCTTCCACTCGTCGGTGAACGGGGTCTTGCTGCTGCTGTCATGGTTGGATGAATCGTTGTAGTACTTCCACGCCTCCGGGACGGTCGTCACCGTGGCGATGGGTTCGTGATGCACGTTGCGGGCTTTCGAGTTCTTCGTCGTCCGCAGACAGTTGCAACTGACAATGATGTCAGTACCGCCGCGAGACGTCGCCAAGACGATCTGGTGCGGCAGTAGGGGGTCACGCTCCACCCTGGTGAACATGTTGTTAGTTCTCCTTCAGTCGTTTCAAAGCCCCCGCCGACTGCAATGCAGCCAACGCTCCTGTGTAGGAATCGTTGTCCAAGAACTTCTTGGTTCCCCCGACCCCCTTGGTCCGCTCGCACAAGTCCTTCACGGAGTCGTACGGTGCGTTCCTTGCAATGGTGTCCGCGATAGCCGGACCCACACCCTTGATTGATAGCAGACCTCGGCGGATTGCGCCACGGCTAGCATCCATCGTCCACGCCGCACCGCTGATGTTGACGTGCGGCGGGAGGATGGGGATTTCCATCCGTCTTGCTTCCTTGATGTACAGCGCCTCCTTGTCCCGACCAGCCCAGGATTCCAGCAGGGCGGTCATAAACTCCAGCGGGTAGTGCGCCTTCAGATACGCACACCGGTAAGTGCGGATCGCGTACCCGGTGGCGTGTGCGCGGTTGAACCCGTAGGCCACGAACGCGGCTGTCTGTCCCCAGGCCGCGTCGCTGTCAATCCCCTCTTGGTGGCACAGGCTGTCGAACTGCTTCCGGACCTTTGCCATCCGTTCCCGGTTGCGTTCCCCGGACCCCTTGCCCGAGTCCTTCACCACCTTGAAGAAGGTATTGATGCCCGCGATGTCCATGCCGAGACCGCGCATGATGTTGATGACCTGCTCCTGGAAGACCACTGCACCATGCGTCTCCTTCAGGGCCTTCTCGAACGCACCGTGCAGATAGGTGACCTTCTTCCGTTCCGACGCCGAGTTGCGACGCTGGAGGTACAAGTCCTTCTGGCTGGTCTTCTGCCCGGGTGCGACGTCCATGCAGCCCGGCATGTACAGAGCCTGCACCAGCACCGTGTCCTTCAGGTTGGTGACCTTCAGTTCCCGCCCGCCCTTCGCCTTGGTGTACCCCTCGAAGTGGAAGATGCCGGTATTAGTCCGCCCCGTTCTGAGCAACCTGTACGCGGCCCGGTCATCCATCGGTATCCAGGAGAAGTCAGTTGGATCGTCCAACCCGATCAGTTCCTGGCACCTGCGCATCACCGACAACGTGGTCTGCCCGAGCAGGTCCATCTTCAGGATGCCGAACTCTTCCACGTCATCCATGTCGTACTGAGTGACAGTGGTGTCCGACGACGCGACCAGCATCCGGGGGATGTAGTCCGTGATCTTGATGTGCTCCCCGGACAGCAGAACGCCCGCTGCGTGTACGCCGTACGACCTGAACGCGCTGTTCATCTCTGCCAGGCGGCGCAGCCCTTCGTACTCGCTCTTGTTGACCTTCCGTACGTCTTCCATGGACTTGACCCAGCCGAACTCACGGGCGAACCGCTTCTTGCCAGCATCGACCGCCTGGTATTTGACCGGCTTGCGGTCCTGCTTCTCAGCGAGGTGCTTCTCCTTGTCCCAAGCCTGGTTCTCGCACATGCGCCGCTTGGACTGGAACCACGTCTGGAGAACCGACCCCTTCTCCTCGCCGGTCTCGGGATCGACGGTGCTGCCCAACTTGCTCCAGGTGCCAATCTGGGATGATTCGAACCTCTTGGCCAGCCAGGCGAGCGCTTCACCTCGTCGGGCGTCCTCGATGTCCATGTCCACGTCCGGTGGCTTCAGCCGGTCCTTGGACATGAACCGCTCGAAGTCGGTGCCGTGCTTGATCGGGTCAACCTGCGTGATGCCCAGGACGTACGCGATCAGTGATCCGTTCGCAGAGCCACGCGCTTCGATAGCGATGTGCTGTTGCTTGCACCACTTGACGAACTCCATCCAGATGGCGAAGTACACCGCCATGCCCAAGTAAGCGATGATGTCCCACTCGAACGCGAGCCGGTCCTCGTACTTCTTCTGCGCTGCCTGGTTGGCCGAGTCGCGTTTCAGGTGCTTGCGCAGGTTGGCCTGTGCCGTGTCCCAGACGACCTTCTCGGGGTTGTCGATGATGTGCGGGACGTCGATCTTGTAGGTGTCCAGCGGTTTGATCTTCAACCGGTGCAGGTCGAGCAGTTGCTCGTGACCCGCTTCGATGCGCTTCCAGACCTTGGCGGGGAAGTGCTCTTCCATCCAGTCGGCCGATGCCAGGTGGAACGTGTCACCGGGGAAGGCGTCATCGGTCCCGCCGTAGGTCATCGACTTCATCAACGAATGAGCGCGCTTCTCCTTCTGGAACGTGTAGTGGTTGTCCTGCCCAGCGACAACCGGCAAGTCATACGCCTTAGCCATCTTGTAGAGTTCCATCATCACGTCGTAGTCAGACGTGTAGTGCAACTCTTCTTCCTCGTCGTGGCTGTCGTGGTCGTCGATGTTGTGCTGGTGCAGTTCCACGAACGTGTTGGGGAACGCCTGCGTGTACATGTTGAGCACACGGTCCGCTGCGTCCGGCCCGTGCTTGATCAGCGTCTGCTGCAACCAGCCGAAGTGACAGCCGGTGGTCAGAGCGACGTGATCCCCGTAGTCCCGTCCTAGAGCCGTGATGTCACTAAGAGTGGCCCGGGGGAACCTGCTGAACCGTGGCCGGGTGTGCGTCTTGCTGGTGAAGTCCACCAGGGCCTTGTAGCCCTTCTCCGACAGGGCGAGCAATCCGAAGTGGAACCGGCCTGCGGTACCCGACTCGTCCAGCAGACCCTCGAACGCAGGATCGAGCAGGTACGCCTCGATGCCGGGGAAAGCCTTGATCCCGTGTTGCTTGCATGCCTTGTACAACTGAACGGTGCCCGCCATGTTCCCGTGGTCACTCAACGCCATGCCGGGCTGCCCCATCTCTGCTACCCGGGCAACCATGGCGGGAACCTTGCTCATGCCGTCGAGCGTGCTGAACTGCGAGTGAGCGTGCACAGGAAAATATGAACTGGTTGACTTGCCCATTGTTCTTCTTCCACTGGTGATGGAGTTGGTGTACGCCGTACTTGGTCGTGAGGTAGCCCGATGCCCTTGGGGTGGCAGTGGGGGCACGGCCTGGCACCGGGCTACCACAGGACCACCCCGGCAAGGTTGCAGCGACCGCCAGGCACGGGGGAGTCCTGTTTGGTCAACGCGTACTTGCCGGGGTGGCGTCTGAGACCGCTAGGCACGCCCCGCCACTTCCAGCGGTATTTGCCACGGGATCGGTACCCGCCCTTTTGACAGGGCGAGACCGTTGAGCCGTGCGGCGTGCCTAGCGGGGTCTAGTCAGATGGAGTATTTCACTCCACCAGGGCGGCGACGAGATCAGCCTTCTTCAGACCGTCGTGCTCGATCTCGTACTCGTCAGCCAGGTCGCGGAGTTCCTTGATGGACATGGCCTTCAACTGCGCCTCGGAGTACCACTCCTCCTCGTCGGCCTCCTCCTCGTCGTCAGCAGCCTCGTCGGACTCGTCGTCCTCGTCCTCGGGCTCCTCCTCGTCGGCGTCCTCGTCCTCTGCTTCGTCCAGCAGCAGGTCGATGATCGCGTCCTGGTCCATGTTCTTCAGGTCGCTGGTTGCGTAACCAGCCTCCTTCGCCTTGGCCTTCAACTCGCGGAGGTTGAGACCAGACAGCGACTCGCGGGAGTCACCCTCCTCCTTCTCCTCGTCGTCGTCGTCCTCCTCGTCGTCGTCCTCTGCCTCGTCCTCGTCGGAGTCGTCAGCCTCCTCCGTCTCCTCGGCCTCGTCGGCGTCGGCGGGGAACTCCTCACCGAGGATGGCGTCGATCAGGTCCGAGGTGTCAGCGTCAGCAACGTCCGCGTCCTCATAGTCGTAACCGACGCACAGGGCGCGCAGGGCGTCGTCGTCCATCCCGGCCAACTGCTTGCGGCGAGCCTTCTCCGTCTTGGCAGGAGCAACAGCCTTCTCCTCCTTGACCGGAGCCGGGCGAGCAGCCTTCTTGCCCTTGCCCTTGGCAGCCGGAGCAGCCTCAACGGCAGGCTCTGCCTCGCCGTCCTGCACGACGGTCACGGTGCCGTCGATACCCAGGTACGAACCGATGGCGGCGTGGACGGTGGCGAGCAGCGCGTCCAGGTCACCCTGCGTGGTGGTGGTGGTCTTGGTCATGTCCGTATCTCCCTCGTTCACTTCTTCTTCTTGATGGACTTCTTGACGGGCTTGCTGCCCGGCTTCTTCTTGACGACGCGCTTCTTGACGACCGGCTCGTCGTCCTCGTCCTCGTCATCGTCGTCCTCGTCGTCGTCAACGACGGGCTTCTTCTTCACACCCTTGGCACTGCCACCCTTGGTGACCTTGCGCACAGGAGTGTCGTCGTCGTCCTCTTCCTCGTCGTCCTCGTCAGAGCCGTTCAACTGGCCCTCCAGGATCGACCAAAGGTCGAGCAACTCGAACTTGGACAGGTTCCGCTTCTTCGGGGACTCGTACGCCTCGCTGTACTCGGTGTCGAGACCCGACCCCTCCTTGGAGAGTTCGTAGTCGCGGTCCATCATCGTGTCGAACTTGTCGAACCGCTTCAGCAGCATCCCCGCCAGGGAGGCGGGCAACTTCAGCGGGATGACCTTCTGACCGTCGTCCAGGTCAAGCGCGTTGGTCAGGTACCGCTTGGACTTGCGCAGGTTCTTCTCGCAGCCCTCGCAGTCCTCCGAGCACGGGAAGTACCGGCTGTCGGTACGGTCCTCGTCGTAGTGCTCGTAGTACTCGACCCACTTGTCCGGCTCGGTGAGGAACCGGACGTTGATACCTTCGTCCGGGACGTTCTTCAGGAACGTGGTGCCCGTGCCACGCTTCAGGGACTTGCGGAGCGCCTTGACGCTACCGACCTCTCCGCCCTTGATCGTGCTCTTCTTCTTGACAGCCATTGGTGTTGGCCTTCCTACTGGTTGTTGTTGAGGTGGTCGGGAAGGATCAGTGCCTGGACCGTCCTGCCGTCCGGCATCGTGATCGTGATGTTGTTGTCCGTCTCCTTCTCCGGCTCGGTCTTGCTGGACTCCGGTTGGGCGTCGATCATGGACGCCATCTCAGCGACCTTGTTCCACTGGTCGTTGAGCGCCAGGTTGAACTTGGGGAGCGCCTCGCTGAACGACTCGGCGTCCACCGTCTCCCCGATGGAGGCTTCCTTGCGTGTCCAGCCGTCCTCGTTCTCCACGAAGACCTCGGTCACGATGCGGTACTGCATGAACCCCTCTACTTCCCGGCTGCGGACTTGGATGCCGCAACCTTCTTGTTCTTAGCCCCGGGAACCCGCCCCGGAACCTTGCTGACCTTGACGGCACATTCGAGCAACTGGCGGATCGTCAACTTCCCGTCCTCGACCGTTCGTGCGCAGCACGGGCCGTACTCGAACTTGTAGTTGATCCGGTCCCAGGTGAAGGTGCGCTCCACGAGGTCGGCCTCGTCGGTCACCGTCTCCTTGTCGATGTCGCACTTGAACACCACGACGACTTCGCGCATGATCTGGTCCACGCTTTCATGTTGTTGTTGGCGAGGCTCACTCGGCCTTCTTGCGACCGGGCTTCATAGTCGCTGCCACTTCCACCAGCAGAGCCATCTGCTGATCGGAGTACAGCGGAATGAGCAACTGTCCACGTTGCTCGTAGCGACCTGGGCGGCAGACTCCCTCTTTCTCCCACCGCTGAATCGTGTCCAGTGTTCGGTTGCACGCATCCGCGACTTGCTGCCGGGTGTTCCAACCCGGTGGCATCCCCTTGCGAATAGCGGCGGCTCCCGGCCACGCCCCCTGAGTATTGGCATCAGCCATCCGTCTCCTTCGTCTCGTTCTCGTTGGACAGCGGAACCTTGTTCACATCTGGGTTCAGCGGTTCGACGCAACCCCGCATGGTGTGCGCGTCCGGGATCAGGATCAGCGGACGGAAGTGGCTCTCCTTGTCGCTGTCCACGTCTTCCTGGTACAAGCCGACCACCATCATCGGGTGGCCGTGGAACTCCACCTTCATGGTGTGCAGTTCTGCGAAGTCCTCCATCGCCAGGTCCAGGATCAGCATGATCTCGTCACTGAACTGTCCCTCCTCTTCGGATATCTCTACCGAGTCCGTGAACTTGAACTGCAACCGGTTGGTGCTGGTGTCTGCGCCTGTCACTTGAAGTGCCTCCTGACGTATTCCATCCGTGCTTCGTTCCTGTCCAGCCGGTGCTGCATCAGGTAGTCGTCCGGGTAGTGCGGGATTGTCTTGATGCACCGGAAATCAGGCACCGAGAATGTCTTCGCCTGCTCCAACCCGCACACCATGCAGCGCAGATACCGGGTGAACTCGATGACCTCCTTCCGGGTGTTGGTGACCACGTTCCCTTCGTTGGTCCGCACCAGTGCGTGCCGGTTGCTGAACCTGCACTCCAGTGCGTCGTCCGACAGATCGGTGACGGATGCCACCTTCTTCTGCGGTTCTCGCAGTTGGACTTGCATCCTGCGCGCCACCGAGATCAGCCCCCGACCAGATCGAACTGGTTGAACTCGTGCGCCTCGGGCGGGTTGTCCCAGTCCATGAGCCGGTAGCGGTACGTGCCCATGTACTTGTCACAGACGTCGTACTCGTACATGTCACTGCCTCGGGTCTTCTGAACACAAGGGTTGTCGCCGTCCGTTCGGCACAGGTGCACCGTCCGGGCAAGGTCGTGCAGTTTCGTCGGCAGAGACAGGTTGATGCCCCGGCGTTCCGCGATCCGTTCCGCGATGGCGGCAACAGTGGCGAGGTCGTTATCGCCGTTGAACAGGTAGTCGGCCTCGTATTCAGTCAACCCGAGTGCCTGCCTGCCGCCCATGTTGATAGACCGGAACTGATCACGGTCCGGGACCATCACCGGCTTGCCCTTGTCGTCCAACTCGTCGGAAGGAACCAGCGGCGCACACCCGTAAGCGGTCCGGCTCTTCTCCCCTTCGTCTCCTTCGAACAACAGCCCCAAGCCGGTGGCCAGCACCGCTGCACCCGCGATGCAGCAGGCAGTCTTACAGACGCCGTTGCGGGTCTCCCTGGCCCAGTCGCTTTGGTCCCACTTGATACCGGCCAGAGCAGCCTTGTGCTGAATCGCCTTCTCGTCCTTGTCTGCCCACATGATCAGGTCGCGCAGCAGGAAACTGTCGAGTACCGGCTTCGTCTTGGTCTTGATGGTGGTGGTGTTGGTGTCGTTCATCGCGCTAGCCCTTCTTCCTGAGTGGCTTCTTGCTCATGTTGTTGTTGTTCTGGCCAGCCCTCTTGCGAAGCGGCTTCTTCTTGCTGCCAGCACTGCTGGTTGCGCTGGAGAAAGCAGCCTCCAGTTCGTCCGACCTGCTCGCAGCGTCCCGGTTCAGTTCTGCCAGGCTCACCGGAGCAGGCACCTGAGCCGCTGTACGCCGTTCTGCGGGCTTGGCAGCGGTCCGGGGTGCCCCGGTGCCGGTTGACGGCTTCTGGACCACCTGACGGGCTTCTGCGGGCAGAGGCTGGCCCTTCTTCCGCAGGGTCTTCTTCCCGGTAGCGCTACCAACAGCGACCGGACTGCTGACCATGGGCTTCCTGCCGCCGAGTGCGACCGGGTGATTCCCGACCCGGGACGCCTTGGGCGCGTACCAGTACAGGCCCCGGCTGGTGACCTCGTGGTGGTCTGCCGTCACCCGGTCCGAACTGTCGAAGACCTTCTCCTTCCAGAGCAGCGTCCGGATGTAGATCCATTCGATGCCCTGGGTGTGGACCATCCCGGCCTTGCAGTTGCACGAGTCGATGGTGCCAAGACATCTGCCGCAGGTGGACCACGAGCAGTGCACCCCGTCCGGGAAGACGGTGACCAGCGAGTCCACCATCTTGCCGTCCATCCGGAAGTAGGTGCCCGGGAGCATCTTCGAGTCGAACTTCGGGAAGTGCGACGGTGCGTCCTTGGGCGCGAGCAACTTCATCTTCTTGATGTCGCTCATGGTGCGGGCTGCCGGGTTCCACAGCCGCTGCTTCTCGACCGGCTTCTCGGCAGGCTTGCCCGCCTGCTCCTTGGTCACCTCCTTCTTGCGAAGGGTCTTCTTCTTCCGGATCATCAGCCGACCTTCTTTCTCAGTGGCTTCTTGGCTGCCGCCTTCTTGACAGGGGCAATCTTCTTCGTGGTGGGAGCCAGTCGCTCACGGCGGGCCTTGGCTGCTTCCGCCTGCAAGTCGTCCAGCCGGTTCAGCACGTTGCCAGCGATCAGACTGGAGTGCCTTCGGTACTTGGCGGTGTCGTACTCCCGGGGACCGAACTGAACGACGACGTTGCCCAGCGGGTCGAACACGGTCGAGCCAACTGCAAGTTCCCTGCTGTGTCGGCAGGCGAACATCACCGCACCGTCCTCGTCGGGCCAGTGGTAGTCCTTGTCCGGCATCTTCACCTTCCAGCAAGGAGAAGCCTTCTGGTGGTCGCAGGCCCCGGGCTTCCTGCGCACCGGCTTGCTGGCTGTCTTCTTCTTCTGGAGTGGCATCCGCCGCTGCCCTTCTGGATGTCTTGGATCAGATGGTGATCTTGATGAACGGACTGCGGGGCTTCTCGGTGATGCAGTCCGCGATCACCGTTGCCTTGATGTCACCCGACTTGACGTAGGCGTCCAACTTCGCCTTGTCGAGCACGCGGGACGTGACCTTGTTCCACAGCGCGACGCCGACCTTCTTCTTCAACCGCTCCTCGTCCAGCACCGTGGTGGACGACTTGACCAGCGCAGCCCGCGCGGTGTCGCCGTTGGGCAACTTGGTCGAGTGCTTGTCCAGGTGCAGGTCTTCCATCAGGACGATGGCCTCGTCCTGCCTGTCCTTGATCTCTTCGTTCAGGATCTTGACCGCCTTGCGGCGCTCCTCGATGTCGGACAACAGCCCGTCGAGCACGACGATCTTCTCAGCCTTGTTGGATGGAACCTTGCGCTTCTTGGTCAGCGTCATCGCTGGCTCTCTCTCTTATCGATCTGCTGGTAGGCGTCTCGCATCAGTCGGGACTGAAGCGGGGTGAGGGTGTTCTGGTTCTTCTTCGCGGCCCTGCGCCTGCGGATGTCCCGCCTGACCCGAACTCGCTCTTCCCTGGTCACGTGAACACCAGCGACTTCTGGTTGCACAACCGATAGACCCGGATGTTGATGTCCGCGATCTTCTGGAGGATGATCTGGTACTCGTCTTCCAAGTCGGACCAGACATCCAACGGCTGGAGCAGTGGCGTGTCCAGCCGAGCCGTGTCCAGGGTGGCGAGTTTGCCCACCAACCGTCTGGCCAGGTTGCGGAGTTCCTCGTCCTGGCGAGGGGCTACCTTGTTGGTGATGTTGATGACGTCGCCCATCTTGTTCCCCTACTAGATGATGTCGAGATACGGGACAAGCACCTTGTACGACATGAAGCAAGGTGCATCTGCTTTGATCTTGTTCGCGTAGCCCGACCCAACCGGGGGAGCGTCCACGAACGCGACCTTGATCATCTTGGGACCACAGGCGTCGATCCTGATCCGCAAGCCGTCGTAGGCGCGCTCTTTCAGCGACTGAGGCTGAATCCGGATCGTCTTGCCCAGGAAGTCCCGGCGGTCGATGTGCAGGATCAGCCCGTCGTTCCGGATCACCTTGCGAGCGTCCGTCTCATTGATGGTTGCCCAGGCACTGCCTTTGTGCCGGACGCTTGCCACCGTGATCATCGTCGTAGGTGCAACGATCTGCCCCACTCCATCCTGTGGACTGCCGCTGCTGACCGGGTGCTTGATACTTCCTGTCTTCACCTGGCTGGACTGAGCAACCGCCACCAGTTCGGAGCCTTTGATCTTCTGGTACCGGTCGATGCAAGCCTTGGCGATCTGCCGGATGTGCTTGTCGAGGTAACCCTGCTCGATCCCTTCGAGCATCACGGGGACATCGGCATCCCAACTGGCGATCTTGGCATCCCGATCTAGTTTTTGGCTGGCCATGTATTCCTTCTCCACTTGCGCGAGTGTGGCCGAGTAGACGATGTTTTGCGGCCCGTCCCCGGGCTGCCAGTCAAGAGCGACATGCGCCGTTACATCGCCAAGGCCGGGAGTGTTGCTGATTCGTACAACACTCCCGGCGCGGCCGTTGCATGGGTCGGCGCTGCGGATCACCACCCGCTCACCAACTTGCACGTTCACTCCTTCATCGCCTGCTTCACGACGGCCTTGGCCAGAGCAGTCAGGCCAGCAGCATCCTGGAAGACAGACGCTGCCTTGCAGTAGTGGAACTTCTGCTCCTGCAAGGCCGTGTCGTCACCGGTCTCCTTGGCATCCGCCGTCATCTGGTCCAGAACCCGCTTGTCTATGTCGTCAGCGAGGAAGCCCAACGCCGTGGTGATGGTGGTGGCATTGATCTTCTTGACCAGCGTGTTGCACACCTCGTAGTTGCCCCAGGCACCGTCCGTCAGGATCAGCACGATCCGGTGCTTGGCCCGGCTGTGCTTCAGGATGGTGTACGCCTCCGCCAACGCCTGTGCCGGGTCGGTGTAGGCGCCTTCCATGAAACGCCGGTAATGAGTCGGGCTTGCCTTCTCGTAGCGGTCGTACATCACGGTGGGCGTCTTGTCGTCGTAGCCGATGACGGTGACCTCGCCGCGAATCTCTTCGACGGCGCGCTTGATCGCCCACAGAGACTTGGACGCATCGTTCATCTGCGTACGCATGCTGACCGAGTAGTCCACCAGCATCACCATGTCGATGTCGTTGGCGTCCTGCTTGCCCTCTTCCCAGGCGTCGAACACGGTGTCGATGTCGTGACCGTGCATGGCGCGCTGGATGTTGACCCGTCCACTGGCACGATGCGAGTCCCACGCCGGGTCGGCATCCGCCCACATCCGAGACAGTTCCTTGGCAAACCGACGAGCGGCAAGCCGGTAGTCCGGAGTGATCGGCGTCATCATGTGGGGCAGTTTGGCCAACGACGGCGACTTGCCGACCGTCTTCTCAATGGCCTTTTCCTTGTCCTTGATGTCGGACCGGACGTCGGGCTGATTGGCGATGTCGTTGTAGACGTCCTGCATCGCCTTCTCGAACTCGTCGTCGGTCAGGTCACCGTAGTGATTACCCGTGCTGCCGGTACCAGCGCCCTTGCCGGAGTCGGACTGCCCGCCGTCGCTCTGCTGCTGCGAGTCGGAGTCGGACTGGTCGCCCGACCCTGAGCCGTCCGTGTCCGTGAGTTCATCGCCACCCCGGTCGCCATCCTGGCCAGACGAGTCAGAGTCACTAGAAGACTCCTCGTCGTCATCATCACCAGCAGCGCCGTCACTGCCAGCGTCGTCGGAGTCATTGCCCTCCTCGGAGTCGTCGCCCTCTTCGTCACCGGCACCACCCTGGCCGTCTTCCTGGCTGACATCGGCGTCCTCGTCGGCTTCTGCACCGTCGTGGTCACCAGCGTCACCAGCAGCGTCATCCCAGTCGTCAGAGTCGTCAGAGTCATCAAAGTCATCTGACTCCTCGTCGTCCTGGTCGGCCTGCTCCTCGTCCCGGTAGTCAACCCAGGACTTGGTGTCGTCCTGCTGGTCCTGGTCATAGGCGTCACCCTGAGTGATGTTCGGGCGGCATCCCTTGCTGTCGTGACCGAAGGGGTCTTCCGGCGTGGTGTCGGTCTGCACCAGCAGCGCCTTGAACTCCTTGATGATGGCCAGCGCCTCACGGTCGTCTGCCGGGAAGGACAGCACCCGGTAGCGGTCGATCAGCGAGTTGATGCGCGGCACCTTCTTCTGGTCCTTGAACCGACGCTGCATCTCGTCCCGGACCTTCTGCGGCAGGTACCGGCGACCGTAGGTAAGGACGTGCTGCTCGCTCCAGTTGGACGGGTCGTTCAAGAGGAACTTCAGCACCACCATGTTGAAGTACGCCTTGGTGGACAGGTAGCGGGCCGACATGAACGTCTCGATCCGCTGGTCCTCCAGCATGTTGAACACGTACCAGCACCCGGCGTTGGCGACCTCCTGACCGAGCCAGGACTTCACCCGGGGCGTGTACATGACGTGCGCGAGTTCGTGGAAGTTCAGGCCGGTGATCTTGATCAGGTCGTCGGTCGTGGCCACCTCCCCGATCTTGGCGGCGTTGAAGGTGATCGTCTGACCGTCGGACCAGGCCGGAGCACCCTTGCGCGGCTCGTTCACGATGGCGGTGCTGACCTTCTGGCCGGAGAGGGTCTTGTCGGCCCGCTCGAAGACAGACAACATTCCCGCAAGTCGCGCGGCCTGCTCCTGCTGGTCGATCAGAAAGTCGGCGTTGATTTCCGCTACGGTGTTGTTGTTCATGTTGTTCCTCTTCTTCAGGCCGTGGTCTGAACCCAGTCGAACGTGTCTTCGTCCACCTCGATGGCATCGTCATCGACGGACGGAACCGCATCAGCGTTGCTGTCGTCCTCGTCGTCGGCCTCGATCTCGTCGGACAGTTCCGACTCGATGTTGTCCGCATAGGCTTCGATGACGACCTTCACGACATCGCGCTCCTCCGGAGAGAAGTGGTTGATGAAGTTCGACTTGGCGAACTCGATGCCCAGCACCTCGCACTGGGACTCGAACTCGATCAGCATGTTGGTGGCGACCGGGGTCTCGTACTGGTCGTCGCTGCGGATGTCGTTAGCCATGATGCGAAGGCTTGCAGACTTGATCAGCAACTTCTCGACCGCCGAGTCGTAGTCGAACTGCAACTGCACCGCGAACCGGTTACGGAACGCCTTGTTCAGCGGACGGGTGCCCTCGTAGTCCGGGTTCATGTCCCCGATGATGATCACCCACTTCGACTTGCAGTCGTCCGACTCCGGGGAGTCGCACCAGCAGGTGATCGGGATCATCTGGTCGCCACGACGCTTCAGCACCGTGGGCCGGTGAGCCTTCAGCACCTCGCCCTTGTGGTCCATCAGGGTCAGAGCGCGGCGGCTGTCCGTGGGACCGAACAGGACCGTGCTGATCCGTTCCGGCAGGAAGTTCATCTCGTTGATCAGCAGCGCGCCGCCGTTCAGGAAGATGTCGGACACCAGTCCGTGCTGCCAGACGAACTGAGAGCCGGTGTTCGACTCGTTGACGATGTACTTGCCGAACAACTGGGACGGTTCGGCCGACGCGTTCGAAGACACCGACGCGAACCGGATACCCCGTGCCGCGCACCATGCCTGGACGGCGGTCGTCTTGCCGGGGCCGGTCGGACCCTCGATCAGCACGTTCCACATGTTCGCCAGCGCAGCGTCGAAGACGTCGAACTCGGACTTGTTGTCCTTCTTCTTGGCACTGTGCACGACGGTGCGGCTGATGTAGCCGTCGAGGATCGACTTGTCCGGCACCTCCGCCATGGCGAAGTCCGGGACAGCAGCCTCCTTGACCGGGGTGTGCTTCTTTACGGTCGCCCTGGTAGATGCGGTGCGCTTGGGGAGGGGCTTCTTCGATGCGGCGGGCTTCTTGGCGGCAGCGGTCTTGCGGGTGGCCGAGGTAGCCATGTGATTCCTCTTTCTTGTCAGCGGTTGCTGTTGTTGGTGATGGGTGCCGGGTGGATGATCATCCCGGTGATGTACTCGATGCGAACCGGTTCGTTCGGCTGCAACGCCAGCAAGTACCAACGATGCGACCACTGGTGCAGTCGCCATCCCAACGGTTCGAGCACGTCGTTCAGCCTGTTGCGCACGGTGTTGGACATGTCCTGCGACACGAGCAACTTCACGTTACCGTCAGCGAACAGGGTTGCAATCCTGCTGCCGTAGACGAAGACCGACGCACGAGTCGGGCCAGTCAGGTATACCCGGGTGTTCGGACGCGGCTCCCAAGTGGGGTACTCGTCACGAGTCGGGTCGATCTGCACGTTCAGCAGCACGTCGTTGAACGTGTAGGACTTCTGGCTGGTCACGGCAGGTACTCCATCGGGATCGTGGTTGCCACCGACACCGTGCGGAGTTCGTTGCGGTAGCAGGTCCAGATAACCTTCTGGTAGTCGTCATCGGGGTCGCCATTGATCGGAGCGATCTCTACGACGGTGCCGGTGTCAGTCGTGATCACCCAGAGCCGGTTGTTGGGGAACGAGTAGGTCTGGTTCGCACCGTCCGGGGCCAGCACAACCGTGCCCAGAACCGCCAGCAGACCCTCCTTGTTGACCAGCGCGGCCACCCCGGACTTGCGCGGCCCGGTGGGGTGCTTCGGCTTGAGCGTGTCGTTCAACTTGTCCGGGTCCGCCTGGTAGCCGTCCGGTGCCGTCTGGTCGGACGCGTCCTCCGGCTTGATCATCACGACGTCGCTGAAGAAGACCCGGAAGATGCTGTCCGCATCGTCGTACTCCACCTCGACGGTGCGCGGGTTCACCTGGACCACCTTGCCCCAGTAGCCCGGCTCGTCCCCGTCCACGAGAACGCGCTGCCCGACCTTGAAGTCGGTGCCCTTGTACTTGGCCATGTTGATAGTTCCCTTTCACTCATGCTGTGTTGTCGTTGGACGTGCAAGACCCGCCCCACCGGGATGAGTGGGGCGGGCCGTTGTACTTGTTGCTGCTGCTACTCGCTGGCGTCGTCGGCCAGCATCAGGCCGGTGATCATCCACAGGACGACACCCGCCACGGTGAGGCCCATACAGACCATCACCATCCAGCCGCCTTCCGTGCCCAGGATGAAAGCGAGTACCCAGAGCAGGATCGCCGTCCACCGGACGCTGAACGCATGACCCCGGACGCTGAGTTCGGACGAACTGGCCGCGAAGTCCGACTTGTTGATGAAGCGATCCACCATGCCCGTGTGGTCGATGATCACCGGGCGAGTGCTGGGAAGGCTGGTCTGGGTCACTTGGTCTCCTCGTTGGCGTCCAGCGACTTGGCGATCAGGTTGATCATCTTGCTGGTGATGCTGTTGCGGCGGCGCATCTTCTCTGCCTCCGCAAATCGAGCCTGCCTGGCCCGCTCCGCGTGGTCCCGCTCCAGCGCCTCCTGGCCGACCCTGCGCTCCGCCGCCAGACGCGACTCCCGCTTGGCCATCACCATCGCGTGCTTCTGCTTCCTGCTTGCCACGACGAGTACCCCCTACTTGTTCTTGATGTTGATCTGCTTGACGCACTTGCGCTTGGCGCAGTACGCCGTGAGGTGCTTCTTACAGACGAACTTGCGGCGCTGACGAGGCGTGTTGCCGTGGTCGTCAAGCGGAAGTCGAATGTTAGTCGCCAGTGCCATGATCGCGGTCCCACTCTGCGTTGCTGATCTTCTGGTCCAGGGACGGGTCGTCCTTGGGCCTCTCAACATCGTAGGTGGCGAAGTCGCCCCAGGTGGTGTTCGTGACGAGGTACGTCCCGATCAGCCTGCTGCGGTCGTAGTGGTAGGCCCGCAGCACCCCGGTGGTAGCCGGGATGTGAGTGTCCGACACCAGGTGGTGGTCGGACTTGGTACCGATGATCCTGGCCCGGAGCAGTCGCCGCAGACCCCGCGACGAGGACCAGACAAGTCGAGCCTGGCCGGTTCGTTCGTCAGTGACCTTGTAGGGCGTGGTCAAGCCCAGCGTGTCGGTGAGCATCAGCGAACCCACCCCGCTTCGATCAGGTCAGCGGCCAGGTTCTCCGACAGGGAGCCAGCCGGTCCCAGGTCGTCACTGACCCCGTAGTACTTCAGCGACTTGCGAATGAGTCGGACGGCCTTTTCTTCAAGCGTCATGTTCAGACCTTTCGTTGTACTTGTGCCAGCCTGCCGGTCGAACAGGCTGAGGTTCGCGCTAGGCGTTCCGGGAAGGACGACGGCAAGTCCAGCACCATCGTCCACCCGCACTGTCTAGTGCAAGATTGGTTATCTCTACATGACCCCGGTTCCACCCTGCGAACAGTTCAACTTCCCACCCATCCCGCTCACCCGCCCCGGTCACACTCCGGGGCTTCGTCTTCTGTCATCGCGGTCGCTAACGGGTTTCCGATGAGTTTGGACCCCATCGGGATTTCCCGGCTTGCATGATCCACTGTGATCCGTCTGCCCGCTAAGAGTCCTGCCCGCCCGGAAGCGCGCAAGTCCCGTGACCCCGAGGTCCGCAGGATGATCACCTGTGCCGAACTAGCGGCACGCGACCCGCCCTACTGCCTGTTACCAACAGGCCCAGGGGCGAGGTTCGTAGTTGTAAGTGGTGCAAGCCATGTCTCTGTGTTCGCCAGTATCCGGCGTCGAGTCATGCTGCCATCGTTGCGGATTCCACACCGCGTTCACTTCCGCACGTAGCCCACACGAGGCACCATCGCTACACGGAAGATCGGGACTGGAGCCGTCTAAGCGGCGGGTCATGCCTTTCATCGATCTGTCGTTGTCTTCTGTACTTGTCTGCGTGCCCGAGGGCCGAAACGCGACCTAGTTAGTACCCACCTTGATCCGAGTGCATTGGGCCGATCAAGTGATCGGCGGCATCGGTACGGTCAAGCGCGATTCCGTCTGGCACTGCTGGTCCGGCAATCCCCCGAGGGAGTTGCCCAGCACCATGGCGGCGGAGTAAACGCTGTGTACGTTCGGCGGTCTGTCCTAGCAAGTCCGGGGTGAGGCCGATCAGGTTCGATCAGCAGTCACGTGGGGCTGCAAGTCAGTACAGAGACATCGGTTGTCGCGCTGTCACCAGCGACCGATCTTGTTGCGCATCCTTCCCCACTTGCGTGGAGATCGGCGCTTCCGGTTCATCGTCCTGGCCAAGTCCATGGCCATGAGTCGTTGCTGCAACCTATGGGGCATCAAGCCCAGGTGTGCGTAAGCCGTGGACACAACATCCACCGACCGGACGAAACAGGTTCACGAGTTGACGTGAGTTTTGGCACCCTAACCGGCGATCCCTAACCCTGTCCCTTCAGCCTGCGAGTCCTGCGCGGCGAACCGTGCAAGTCCAGCAGACCGTCCCACTGTTGAGTTGTCGTTGGGACCGGAGTCCCGGGGCAATCCCGCCTGTCGGCTACACCCCGATGTCTGAGCGATCACCCCCGCGCCCCGCACTGTCGTGCAAGTCCACCGAACCCAGTCGGCTTCTACGGAGGTGCTTCCGGGCAGACATCAACCCGGACCGCAAGGGTACCAAACCACCCCCTGTGGAATCCAATTCCGACACGCGGTCTGACCTGCGGTTTTGTACTTTACTTTACGGAAAAAGGGGCAAAACGGACACTTGTAGGCGCTGTCGCACTCGGTCCTGCCGGGTACCTGCCCCGGGAACCCACCCAGAACTGCGAGGATTCTGCCGTCTTCCGACCCCTGGTCCAGCCTGGTCCTGCCTGCCAGGTGGTCGGTCCGGGCTGGTCATGGGCCGGTCATGGCAAGCCATCAGAGCGCCTGTAACGGCCTAGAACCCACCCCGGGGCATCCGGACAGCCGGACCGGGGTGCCAGTCCCGCAGATCGGATTCTGTGGCTTCCTCCGGCCGGTCCCGGATCGGGTCACCCCTGCCGGTTTCCCTGGTGCTCGGGTCTCGGGTCGTGGATGCTCTCGACCTGCTTTCGGTTCAGCCGCGTCCCTCTTGCGGCCCTCTTGCAGCAGGGCCTGCCTCGCGCGCTCCCACGCGTGGGCACCTGCGCGTCGCGCGTCTTTGAGTACTTACTACTACATACATCTACAGGTTCAAGAGAGAAGAAAGAGATACAACTACCGGAGAAGAAGAAAAAAAAAGAAGAACAGAAAGAACAACTACCAGAGAAAGAGAAAAAAAGATTCTGGAAGATGTTCGGTCTGTTCTTCTTCAGTTCAAACTGCTCAACTGCTCAACTGTTCAGACAGAGGGTCAGCCGAAGATGATCTTGATGATCACCACCAGACAGATCAGAAGGAAGAGGGCCAGTGCTACATCGACCAGGATCACCAGAAGAGTCCAGGCTGCCGAAAGGATCGTTCGCTTGTTCACCGGCAAACAGATACCAGAGCGCCCGGTGCCATCGGCCCGGTGACCATTCTGCCCAGCGGCCTGTGCCGTCGATCAGTGACCAGGGCCATACGTCCAAACGGTGCAGAGGGGCTTGACCCGCCCGCGACCGGTTCGGCTAGAGTTCTTCCCGCTTGGTGCTCTTCGCCCCGCACTGCTGCAACCCGAGTGCAGCGTCGTCCAGGGCAATGCTTGGGTCCAGGTGGAATCGCAGCCCCAGGTTCTCTGCTCCTAGTCTTCCCCGGCTCCAAGGACAGAGTGACCTGGGGCTGCTTCTGTTTCTGCTGGTTCTTTCTCTACCGGCTCCTTCGGCTACTTGTTCGGTATGCCTGTCTTGTCTTCCTGTTCAGGACTGTTCTAGTAGAGCGCCCTATGCCACTGGCCCGCTGCCGTCTGGTCACCGGACCTGTGCCCATGGCCCGGGTCAACCACGCCGCGACACGCGCAAAGCCGCAGGTCAGCGCGATATGTTGCACGGTCATCGCGTCTGCCTGTAGTGTCCGGTTCTGCAAGTACATCCACCCGTACAACAACAACCAGAGGATCATCATCATGGCACCTGCCAAGAAGGTCGGACCGGCTCCCAAGAAGCGCCCGGCGAAGAAGACCGCGAAGAAGAAGATCGCCCCGTCAGTGGAGTTCTCGGCCAAGGGTGACGACACCGCTGCTGGTGCTCCGGCAGTGGTCACCCCCAAGAAGAAGAAGCACACCGTCAAGAAGGCTGCGGCCAAGACGACTGCTCCTGCCAAGACGGCTCCGGCCAAGAAGCGCTCGGTCAAGAAGGCCAGCACCACGACCGCGAAGAAGCGCCCCACCAAGAAGGTCGCCAAGGGCACCTCTGGCCGGTCGCTGCCCCGGGACATGAACGAGCACGGCTTCGTGAAGGGCTCCAACTCGGAAACCATCGTCAACCTGATGCTGGAAGGCGGTTCGTCCCGTGCGGAGGTCGCCGCCAAGGTGGCCAAGACGATCAAGTCCACGGACGGCAAGCCGGTCAACGCCCCGGCGCTGATGTCCGGGCTGGTGCACCGGCTGATGGCTCGTGGCTACACCATCGAGCAGACCTGGGTGCTCCGTGAGCCGACCCCGGCCTCCAAGGCTGCCGCGACCCGTGCCGCGAAGAAGGCGGCGAAGAAGGCGCAGGGGTAGTGTCGGTTTCCCCGTTGGACGTAGAACCCGGCCTTGCTGAAGGAGAGCAGCGGGGCCGGGTTCAGTCTTTCGGGTAGCAGTGCAAGCAATGCTCCAACATGGGCCAAGAACATCAAGCGTGGAAAGAAGGCACACCTGTGTCCAACGTCGAACAACTCCTGATCAGCAGCGTCCTGCGTGAAGGAGACATCAATCTGGCCATGGCCAACCACATCGGGAACGAAATGTTCCGGGCCTACCCCGACGAGTGGGAGTGGTTGGAAGGCTACTACGGCAGGTATCGCAAGACCCCCAGCAAGACGGCATTCAAGTCCGAGTTCCCCAAGTTCGTGGTCAAGTCGGTCAACGACACCGAGTACTTCGCCACCGAGGTGCGCAAGGCAGCAGCCCGCAGACAGATGCTGGTCGGCATCAACGAATGGACCGACCTGATCGCCAAGGGTGACATCGACTCCGCTGTCCGGGCCATGGGGTCCAGCGCGGTGAAGATCGCCGCCTCGCTCGGCACGATGAACGACGGCGACATCTTCAGCATGTACGACGACATCGTGTCCGACGTGGAACGACGAGTGGACCGTGTTGCTAGTACTGGCAGTGCTGGCATCCCCACCGGGTTCGAAACGCTTGACGACAAGACCGGTGGACCGCAGCCCGGCGACCTGTGGATCGTGGGTGCGCGTCTCGGTGAAGGAAAGTCCTGGACGATGCAGCGGATGGCCACTGCCGCTGTTCTGAACGGCTACACAGTCCAGTTCGACGCCCTCGAACAGTCACGTGCCCAGGTCGGCATGCGTATCCACGCGTTCCTGTCGTCGTCCATCGGCAAGGAGATCTTCAGCACCACCGCGCTGATGCAGGGCCGGGACTTCGACCTGACTCGCTACAAGAAGTTCGTCCGGCAGTTGAAGAAGGAACTCGACGGCAAGTTGCACGTGTCCGACACGACGCGGGGGCGCGTTGGCCTGATGACGGTCGCCTCTCAGATCGAGCGGAACCGGCCCGACATCGTGTTCATCGACTACTTGACCCTGATGGACAAGAAGGGCGGTGAATGGCAGGACGTGGCAGCGCTTTCGTCCGGGCTGCTGAACCTCGCTGTCGAGTACCAGGTGCCCATCGTCGCAGCGTCGCAGTTGAACCGGAACGCATCGGGTGGCAAAGACCCCGGTGGCCCGGAGACCATCAGCCAGTCCGACGCCATCGGTCAGGATGCCTCGGGGATCATCACGATCAAGCAGACGTCCTCGAAGACGCAGACCATGAAGATGGCAAAGAACCGCAACGGTCCCGGCGGTTTTCGTTGGCATGTCCACTTCGAACCTGACAAGGGAATCCTCCGTGAAGTTGACTACCAGACCATGTTGGACCTCCGTGACGCAGCACGAATGGAGGATTCTGGTGAAGACAACTAAGTCAATCGGTCCGTGTAAGCGGTGGAAGCATGGGCTGTCATCCAAGGGCTACGGAAAGACCTGGCACAACGGCAAGACCGCGTTGATACACCGGGTGACGTGGGAGAGTGCATTTGGCCCCATCCCAGACGGAATGTTGATCTGTCACCACTGCGACAATCCTGCGTGCTACCGGCTGTCACACCTGTTTGTCGGTACTCATGCGGACAACCATGCGGATCGCAATAGGAAAGGTCGTCAGGCCAGGTATGAGTCACACGGTCGCACCCACTTGGCCTGGGACAACGTGCACATGATTCGTCGCATGTATCACGAGCAAGGTTTGCCCCAAGGTGTGATCGGCCAGAAGTTTGGCGTTGACCGCCGCACTATCGGACGCATCGTCCGCAACGAGACCTGGATGGCTGCCTGATGTCGGCAGACAAGTCGGCACTGTCCGGGTTCCAGTACAGCGACTTCGCAGAGCAACACCTCGACGTGGGCAACGTCAACGGCTCGGAGGTGATGGTCCGGTGCGAGTTCCACGGGTCCAGCAAGTACACGCTTCAGTTCAACTTGCAGACCGGCCTGTGGGTGTGCTTCTCCTGCGGCGAAGGCGGTGGCATCGCCAAGTTGGGCGAGCAGTACGGCGTGCTGAACGTGCGGGCCATGGAACCGGACCTGAAGCGGACCGTGCAGCACGTGCAGGAAACTCTCCGGGAACTGAACCGTCCGAAGAAGCAGCCGTCGTTCGCAGATGACGAGTCGTTGCAGCGGTACGCATTCCCCACGCCGTACTGGGGCAGGTGCTCGCAGGACCGTCGTCCTCCCCAGGGCTGCACCGGCAAGGTCGGTTGTTCGTTCCACCGCTGGTTGAAGCAGGACACCGTTCAGCAGTTCGAGTTGGGCTACGACATCATCAACAACGCGGCGACGATCCCGGCCCGGGACATGGAAGGCCGTCTGGCCGGGGTGATCCTGCGCTACCTCGACCCGGACGTTGACCTGCGCTACAAGTACCCGTCGAAGAAGAAGTCGCCGTTCAACCGGCAGGACTACATGCACGGCGCACACCTGGTCGAGCAGTCCAACTCCAACATGGTGTGCATCGTGGAAGGCAGCATCGACACCGCCAAGGTCTGGCAGGCGGAAATCCCGGCACTCGGCCAGTACGGGTCTTCGATCACGCCCAACCAGGTGCGTCTGCTGCGACGGCTCGGCGTCGGGGAGATCGTGCTCTTCTACGACAACGACAAAGCGGGCCGGAAGGCAGAACTGTACGCACAGGGCATCCGTCTTCGGTCGGACCATGGCAAGCAGTACCAGGAGTACGACCCCCGCACGGACCTGCGCCGGGAGTTCCTGGTCCGGGCTGTTCGATACGACAGGAACCCGCTCCTGAGCAATGACCCGGGCGGCTCTTCTAGTAAAGCGATCCGTAGGGCAGTGGACTCTGCCGTGCGTCTTCGCTAACCTGACCGGCAAGCGGACGTGTCCACGCTACGTCTCTTGCCCATGAGAAAGACCCCGGTAGATCAGGCTTCTCCCTTGGGTTCTGGAACCGCCAGGTGGCTGGTTCCGGCACCTACTGCCTGTTCTGCCGGGGTCTTTCGCTTTTCTGGGTGCTGCTCCCGCTGCCACGCGGGGCCTAGGACGACCTGTTGGCCCTTCGGCGGGGGTCGATGCCGGGAAAGTGCTTCCAGGCCGTCCTAGGGGCTTCTACCGGTTCACTCCCGGGTTGCGACGCCTGCCGATCCGTCTGTCCGACAGCACCGCCTTCAGGTGGACTCCCCAGACCATCATGGTCAGCGCCAGGTACAGCACCGCCCCATAGGGCCGTGGTGCCGTCAGAGGCACCGTCTGGCCTGGCCAGTAGAGGTGCACTCCCCGAACCGACATGCTGAACGCCACCGCCAGCATCATGGCCGCGTCCCACAGACCGATGGCGAAGATACCGACAGCCTCCCGGGTGTAGCCGGTCTTCTCCCGGTTCAGCCCGGAGAGCAGCAGTACCCCAGCGAAGAACGCCATCCCACCGAGAACCAGCCGGGTCCAGGGACCGACGGTGACCTCCAACTGGGAAGGTCCACCCGTCCAGAACATCAGCCAGCCGATGATGATCGCCTTCCACCCGTGCAGCCGCAAGAGATGCATCCTGGTCCAGCGTTCGCGCCTGTCCTGTCGCATGGGTACTGCTGCCCTCCAGTTGTGGGTGCTGCTGTTGGTCGTGCTAGTTCACTTGCCGGTATGAGGAACTGTCTTCATGTACTCGTAGGGCGCCTCGTGGGACTGGATGACCTGTCCCGGCACTACGTCGTACTTCGGAGCCTTCGGGATGCCGAGCAGCACGCCGAACGCCGGGCTGACCTTCCGCTCCAGGAAGGACACCAGCAGGTTGTACAGCACCACCACGCCACCGAACAGAACGGCGGTCAGTGCCTGGTCGAAACCAGCGGGCACCTCGATGTTCCAGTGGATCAGAAGTGTGATGGCCAGTCCCACCACGGAGGCCACTCCGGTACGGATACCGGCGATGATCATGTCACGCATCATGGTTTTGTTCCCTTCCCCAGTTGTGCAGTCTCTTGTTCTACCCGGCTACCGGCTGCTGCACTTCTCCAGTTGGGTAGTCGCCTTCAGATTCTCCCGAAGGACATCAATGTGCAGGCGGGTCTTGAAGTAGTCATCAGTGACCTGCTGCTGGAGACGCTGTGCCTCCGCGATCTTGCCCCGCTCGAACAACTTGAACAGGTGCTTCGACTGCCTGCTGCTCTTCTTCAGGGCCAGCGTGTCCAGGTGGTCGTACAGCGCAGACTTGCTCACGTACTGCTGCAAGTCCTCGATGTTGCTGGCCCGGCACGCGTCAGCCCGGTCGGACAGCCCGGACACCATCACGCCCTGGATGATCGAAGAGACGGCGAGGAAGACGAACAGCACGCCGACGATCACGTTCCACTGCCGGAACCAGGCTTGGTCCTTGATCTTGCCCACCTTGATCTTGCTAGGTCGAGGAAGCATGTATCCAACCGCCATTCCTGTAATGAAACCGATGATCGACCAGGCGACCGATGCTGTGAACCAGTTCATGTCACTCGGCGTGATCATCGTCATCGCTCTTGCCGATCTTCTGCTTGGAGGCGAACACCACACCGGCCACCAAGGTGAACACTGCGTTGACGGTCGGGTCCGGCTCGAAGTTCGTGTGAATCAGACCCGACTTGGATGCCAGACCCATGAGCCAGTTCGTTACCCACATCACCGTGATGATGGAGAGCAGAACCAGCCGGATCACATTCCAGACCGGCTCCCCCTGGCTCTTCTTCCTGCGGCCTGTCATGGTTCCCCTGTCGGTTCGGTCCTACGTCTGCTGCGTAGGAGTCCATTGTCTTCGATGCACGTCCCATTCCTTCTCCTAGCGACTCGCTGTGCAGGTTGATCAACGAGACAGGAACCGTTTGGTTCTGCCGTGACTCTCTGCCCAGGGAGTGCGCTGCTTCCAAGTGCCCGTGCGTCGGCTTGTTCGACTTGCTGTTCTAGATGGGGACTCCCCATCCCTGTGGCTTGGTGTACGTCGCGGTGAAGTTATCCAGGCTAGGGGTGCCATTCTCGCTGTAGCCAAAACCAACCCCGGCCTTGGTGGCGTTGGCGAACTCCGGCACCGTGACCTGGTTGACGAACGAGTCGTTGAAGTAGACAGAGATGTCCTGCCCCTGGCACAGCACGCGCAGGTTCGATAGCCAGTAGCCGGAGTAGTTGTGCACGGTGGAGATCCCGTAGTTGACGCACTTCTCCAAGTAGACGTTGTAGTAGTAGTTGTATGTCGTGCCGCTGCGCTGCACTTGCTGCGGAGGGTAACTGTAGTTGGTGGTCTGCTTGATCCACTGTGGGAACCCACCTGACACCTGCGCGAAGAAGGAGTGTGAGTGCGACAGTTCATAGGAGCCGTTGTTTTCTGAATCATGCTGGTGAGAAACAGTCACAGACGACGGCGGATATCCTGCTGGCTGGCTGCCGTCGTCAATGTATCCGGAGTAGTAGTAGTAGGCAGAGGGGTTGACGGCTCCTGCAATAGCCGCGTGCGTGTAGTAACCCGCCCACTGGTACTGCGTGACGTAGTACGTGTAGGTGCTGCTGGTTACGTAGTACCGCTGTCGGAGCCGCAACCAGTTGCCACTGCCCTGCACCCGGAAGTACAGAGCGCCTCCTCCGCTGCCGATGTCGCAGGAAACCTCGTAGTTCTGGGTGGACAGATCGACCACCACCAGCGAGTTGGAGTCGATTGGGTTGTTGCAGACTGCCTTGCTGTTTTGGTAGACCCAGCCGGTGCCGGACACTGGGGTCCATTGCAGACTCGTACCCGGGATCACACCGAGTGGGGTTCCGTTAGCGCCGTCGAAACTGTCAACGACCGTAGCCATCAGGAAGTCCTGCGCAGTCGCATCAAGAGCACCAGATCGCTGCCCGGGGTGCTGCTGCCCACCTGGTCGATGTCCACCGACAGGTAGCCGCCAGAAGCGAACGTCGTCACCTGCGCTGCACTGACCGTGGCGTTCTTCTGGCCGTCCGCGATGGTGACTCGGTTGGCCTGTGTCGTGTAGACAGTTGCACCGTTGTAGTTGATGTCGATCAGGATGGCAGCACCCGAAGGAGCAGTGCTGACCCGAGCAGACACCGACACCAACTGGTAGCCAACCGGAAGCGGCACCTCGTGCTTGCCGGTCTGCACCGCCATCGTGCCGCTGCTGTAGAACGAGAACGCCTCGATGGTGTCAAGTGCGACGCCGTTAGCGAGTTTGTACCCGGCTGCCTGGACGTTGGCGTCCTTGTCCACCTTGAAGATGACGGCCCCGGTCGAGTCCTGCAACTGAATCAGATCGACGGTCGGTGAGGCACCAGCCTTCATCGTTATCAGGCTCGCACCGGGGTTGGTAGTACCGAGCGCCACCACGGCAGTGTTGGCCGGAGAGGCGATTCCGATCTTCGCGGAAGGTGCGAAGAACTGACCCGTTGCCGTGACGTAGCCCAGCACGATGCCCAGGGTGTCCCTGATCTCGAACAGGTTCGCGGTCTGGTTGAACTGCCCCTTGATCGTCAGGCCGACAGTGCCAGCGGCAGAAGGCCGTACGACGGCATCCTCGATGTACTGGCCGATCAGCCGCCAGGCCGTGCCGGTGTCCCGGTAGACAGCATTGGTGTCCGTGGCCCGGAAGTACCTGCCTCGCACTTCCGGAGCAGGCCGGTTCGCCAGCACGTCGTCCATCAGGTCGATGGCGGTCCACTGCTCCAGGTTGTTGAACGCTTCATCGAAGTCCGCACGGGACGGGCTGTCGGTGTCGGCACCCCAGTTCGGCAAACTGAGTCGAGCGGTCCGTGTTTCTGTCATGGCTACAAGCCACCTTCCATGATCTTTGCCCAGGTGTGAGCATTCCAGTCGGCCCAGGTCGGGAACGCTGCCATGATTGACGCCCAGTCAGCGGAGAACGACTCGTGATACAACTTCACACCCGCAGGCTTGGCATTCAGGTCGATCACCGTTTGCACCGGATCTGAAGTCTGCGGGAGCCAGTCGTTCGTGGTGCCGTCAACGACACCTGGCTCTGCGTAGTCGATCCAGGCCCCTTCGACCAGGCCGGTACCTCCTACGGATGCCTGCATGATGATCCGGGAGCAATCAACCGGGGTGGTGATCGTCCCGCTGATCTTTCCCATGTGCCCAACCGGTGCCGTCCAAGAGTCCTCCGGCACCACGTAGTCGAAGTCCAGGTAGGTGCCCACTGCGTCGTAGTAGGACACTCCGAGATTGACCTGCATGTCCGGGTTCTGCGCTTCCACCAGCATCGATACCGTGATGTCTGCGCTGGCAGGCACGATGATCTGCTCGAAGATGTTGGTGGGGTCGCGCATTTCCCCGGTCAGGTCACGGTACGTGTTGTCGCAGGCGACCCTGAGTGCCCTGTTGTTGTAGATCCCGTCTGACTCCGGCTTGCTGACCACCAGGGCAGGGATCTCAGCAGCACCACCGTGCCAGTGCCAGGACGACGGGTTGGCTGATGTCGTATAGCGCAGCGGCAGATACTGGTGGATCGACTCGGTGGCCTTGGTGACGATGGTGATGTCCCACGGGGTGGCCATTCCGACATCGCCGTTGGACGTGGTGCGTGGGTAGACGCCTACGTACTGATCTCCGACCAGGCAGGACTTGGCAGCGTTCCGGATCGTCGTCAGGGTGCCCCGGTCCATGTTGCTTCCCATGAGCAACTGCCGCTTCTTGGTAGCGGTCGTGTTCGCCGGGTATTGAAGACCGCTGAACTGCGCTCGCCAGTCCAACCACGCGCTGTCCATCGTTGCCGGGTCAACGAGTTCGCTGACGGATGACACACCGCGCGCGTCATCTGGCGGAATGTAGTCGAAGCGGTTGAATAGAGTCTCCAACTTGCCCTGCTGCTCTGTCACTCCGGCTAGCCATCGCTTCAACGCGTAGTCGTTGCCGATGTCCGCAACCCGGTAGTGGCTAGGCAGGTCGCGGTAGATGCGCTCCGTGGTCTCGGAGTAGATCGGCTCATTCATGATCTGCCCCTCTCACGCGCTGTTCACAGTGACAGTGGCAATGCCCAACTGCGGCAGCGGGGCGTAGCCGTCCATGTACACGTCGCCCGAAGGAGTGGTCAGGGTTTCCACGAAATCGACGCCCTCGCTGTTGCTGATCAACTGGATCAGTTCGTAGCGGCGGATGACTCCCTCCCAGGACCACACCTGGGGGCTGAGGTAGGTCGTCAGGTCGGCGGTGATGTTGTCCGTGACGTCTGCGGTGTCCCAGCCCGGGAGTGCCCGGACCGTGACGGTGACGTTCTGGGTGACGATCTGGGGGTCTCCTACCTTGGCATCCAGAATCGCTGCGCTAGAAGCATCGAAGACGGACTGAACCTGGCTCTTCGTGCTGGTGGTCACCGGACCGTCGGGACCGTACAGAACAACCAGCACGTGCCCCGGGAGGCTGCCTGGGTAGGCCGGTCCCGTTGTGTTGCTGGTCGGCGGGTCCGTGGTCCCGGCACTGCCGGTGTCCACGTAGGTGAGCGTTCCTGCTGCGACGGTAGCGATCTGCTTCAGGTTGTTCGACGCGGTGCCTCGGTAGACGTAGTAGCCCGTGATCGCAGGGACGCCGTACGGAACCGAGGGAGCAGCCCACGTCAACGTCACCTGGCCGGTGGTGCCGGTGGTAGTGGCCGTCGTGGGTGTGGCTGGGGTGCTCTCCCCGTTGACGTTGTAGACAGACACCGCGTAGTAGTACGTACCAGCAGCAAGCGTGCCGCCCGTAGTAGCCGGAGTCGCCGTCGTAAGTGCAGGCCCGTCGATTCCGATCAAGGCGAACATGTCCAGCGCCTTGGCCCGGGTGACACCGGGGTTCTCCAGTGCGGCCGACTCGAAGTCAGACGGCAGTACCAATGTCGAGGACAGCCGGTTGAAGCGGTTCACGCCTCGTTCGATGTAGTCGTCATCCCCTTCGCTGGTGCGGCCTCCGATGACCGTGCTGTTCAGGGTCGCGTAGTCCGCGTAGATGATCGAGTCCAGGATCTCTACCTGGGTGCCGGACGCGATGCCGTTGGCAATGTCGGTGTAGTCCAGGGCAGTGGCGCTGACCGTGCCGGTGCTGGACCCGGGGTTCACTGTGAGTTCGACATCGGTGTAGAAGATGATCGCGTCCGACTGGCCTTCCACCGCCACTGATACGCGGGTTCCCTCGGGGATGGTGTACCCGTCCGTACCGGCCATGTGGAACATCACGTCACAGGTGGGCGCAGCACCGAAATCGCGGCTGATCTGGAAGAACTGGAGCAGTGCCTCCATGATCCCGTCAGGAAGCCGGTTGATCGCGTAGACGATCTCAGAGACTTCCTGCGCGACTGCTTCGAGCAGCACCACTTCGGTGTTGCCCTCGCGCGGCTGCCAGTCCGGCAGAGTCTGCTGGATCAGCGCCACGGCGTCGTCGTAGATGCCCTGCGTGTCCCGGTCGTAGATCGTCAGGTCGATGTAGGGAGAGTAATCAGGCGATGGCATAAGTCAGACCCCCTGGTCTTCTTCGTCGGTGAGCACATCGTCGTCGTCATCGAAGTACGAGAAGGACGTCTCCTGGCTGTCGAACGCAACCGTGACTTCCAGCACGCCGTCCCGGGGGAACCGGGTGTTGACTCCCTGGATAGTGACGGGCGGGCCGAACATGTCTACCTTGGCGGTCAGTTCTTCCTGGAGAAAGTCCCCGAACGTGGGGTCTTCCAACCCGTACTCCGGCACCAGAGGGCGCTCTCCAGGAACCGTAAGTGTGAGAACTGCTAGTTCTTCCGCGTAGTAGTTGTCGCTGTCGTCCGCGCGTACGACGACGTTCCCGCTCACCCCCAGGCGGAACGGGTACGAGATCAAGTTGGTCGATGGCATACGGAAATCCTAGAGCCGGGAGGTCAGTGCAGCCGTCATCACAACACCCGGAGGATGATCAGGTTCTCCGGGGCGATGCCGACCTGGCCCACGATCACGAAGGCTCCCACCGTTTCCGTGCCCAGCCACGGCGACGGTCCGTAGTCCCGTCCCACTGCCAGGTCGGGCACCTCGAACCAGACGAGTCCGTCCGTGCTGTTGACGCGGGTGATCTTCGCTCTGTGCATCATCGGGTGCTCACACTCCTGGGTTGTGGAACTTGCTGCCGTGGGCGGTGTTGGAGATGATCGTTCTGCCGTAGTGCATGCCCGGGATCAGACCCCCAGCCTCGAACCTGCCTCGCGCTGAATAGGACACCACACCGACCCGGGAGTTCGCCGCTTCGATGGTGCGACCGTTGCCCAGGCTGATCGCCACGTGCCCAGGGTGGAAGAGCAACGCTCCTCGTGTGTTGATGGCCTTTTCGACGGTGACCTTCTTGCAGAATGACCGCTGCGCAGAAGACCCGTCCGGAACCTTCACTCCGGCACGGGCAGCAGCCCACTGGACCAGTTCGGAATTGTGAACCAGGTAGCCATCAGCGATGAAGTTCTCGGTCCCTTCGATCTGAAGATCGTAAGTGTCCTCATATCCGTCTTCCTCGACAGACAGCAGAGTTTCGACGCTGAAGTTCTCGTCCGGCAACGCCCGACGAGCGCCGTAGACGTCCAGCAACTTCTGCCCCTGGCGGTTGCTGTCCGGGTACACCTGGAACGTGTGCAGTGGAGCGGCATCCTTCACCAGTTTGCCGTTGATCACGATGGGCTTCTTGCGGAAGTTGGTGCTGATGTTCGACACCGAGTCACCGAGCATGACGTGCAGGCTACGGACCCCGGCCACCAGATCACGAGAAGCCGATGCGTACGACTGGTAGCCGCGCTTGTCCAGATGCCCATCCGCGTCTGCATAGCCAGCGCAGAACGCCCGGATCAGTTCCGGCCCTAGCAGAGACGTGCTGGCAGGTACTCGCTTCGTACGTGCCTTCTCGCTGCCGAGCGCGCCAATCAGTACCCGGGCCAGATGTGCTGAATGGATGATTAGCCCGTGCACCTCGTGCTCCGTGGAGTTCGCCCCCCACTTGTCCCGGACGATCTGCGCAGCACGCTTCCTGGTCTCCCCGTAGACGCACACGCGTGGGTTCCTCGGCGGGATGTGTCCGTCACCGATGAACAGGCCAAGCAACCACGCGACGTCTTCGTCCACCGGAGTTCCATCGGACAGAACACACTCGAAGACAGGCATCGGAATCGACTTGGCTGTCACCATAACGTCACCACGCTGAAGGGCATCGACCCTGGTCCATTCGGGCACCCACTCGACCGGTAGCCAACTGCCCTGGGGACTGCGCTTGCGCGGCTGCTTGCGCAGGACCATGAACGGGTGGTTCGCGGATGCTCGGATCGACCTATTACGAGTACGCACCCTGTAGACGGTCTGCTTCTTCTGCTTCTTCTGAGCCACAACTCTGTTCGTGAGCATCTTGCCGTCGTCCCAGGTGAAGACCTCCATCCCGGGCTGCACTTCGTCAATCCGCACCGGACCCGTCGTGGTAGACACCATGCTGTCTCCGGTCAGGCAGCAATCGAAGGCGTCCGGGTTGCTGTCAGACAGGCTGACCTCGGTTCCGAAGATGTACTGATCGCCCGCCTGTTGCAGCGCGACCCGCACGAACGTGTCGGACGTCTTGTCTCCGATGCGCCCGGGTCCGGAGGCGTTGGCTGCGTCGGTACCCGGAATCTTGGGTGCTGTGTGCGTGTTGGTCCAGCCGGTGATCTCCCGGTCTTTGCCCAGGTACTGCTTGTAGGCACCCGATGTGTAGGTGCTCCAGGGTCGCCAGCCGTCCTTCTTCCAGATCGAGTGCGCCAACTGAGCGTTGTACTCCGCATCGAACAACTTCGAGTAGACGCGCTTGGCATCTACTCCGCTGTAGTCGCCCGGATGCTTCAGCGTCCTGATCTGGAACAGACCGACAGACGGCCCCCACTTGGGAGTGGTGATCGTCGTGTCACCCAGTGCGCGGGCGTTGCCCTTGGACTCTGCGGTTGCCACGGCGACTGCGATGTTCAGGTCTTGGCCCCGCCATCCGGCCCACTGGCACAGCGCCCGCAACGAGTTGCCCTGCGTGTAGGCAGCCAGCCCGTCCGGAGAGGTGGCAAACAGCGCTGCGTCCTTCTTCGGGTTGACCGGGATCGTGGCGGTGACATTGATCTGCCGTGAGCGCCCGGTGAGGTCGTACGACACCTCGCTGATGATGTAGTTGTCCCTGTCGAAGTACGGAACCCCATGCAACTTGAACGTGCGTCCGGGCCTGCACTCCTTCCACCGCTCGTAGGGCACCACCACGTTGACGGTTTTCAGTTCGCCGTCCAGTGTCCGGTGGCACTCGGGTACGTAGGGGTTCCGGTTGGCTACCGGGCCGGTGTCCCAGTACACCTCCATGGCGTCGTTCTCGAACTGCGCCACGAACCAGGTGGGCTTTCCGAAGTAGACGTAACCGAACGACTCGAAGCAGACGAAGCCCAGTTCCTGCGCCAGCCGCTGGAAGGTGGACCACGACGACGGCAGTGCGTTGCCGGAGGTAGGTCCGTAGTGCGTGCCAGGCACCTTCTGGTCGCGGTGCACGACATCGCGCTTCTGGGACGGCTGGACCTTGTGCTTGATTCCCAGCCGGTTGCACTCGTGCACGACGAACTGCGATGGGCTGACGTTCTTCAGCACCAGGCTTCCCTGAGCAGCCTTCAACTTCCGCACCGCGTCGGGACGGCAGGCGATGTCCAGTCCGGTGTCTCCGTTGCCCATGTCCACGGTGTTCGTGCTGGACACCCGCATGATCAGGTCTTTGCCCAGATCGACCCGTGCGTTGGGCAACAGCAGGCCGTTCTCCAGCAGGGCGAAGTGCGGATCGTAGAACTTGAACTGAATCTGAGAGATCTGCGACATCGACAGGGACACGTCGGCAGACAGCACGGCCCCGATCTCGGACTGGTTGAGTTTCCTGCCGACGAGGAAGAGGCTCTCCAGCCCGTTGGTCGGGTTCGCAGACGGCGGGTTCGGCCTGGCGGTCTGAGGTGCGTGCTTCTTGGGCGTGTGCTTCTTCTTAGTGACGGTCATCTCAGGGCAACTTGATCTTGCGGCCGGTCTTCGGGTTGTTCGGGTGCTTGATCTTGTTCACCGTTGCGATCTTCTTCCACATGTCGGCCTTGCCGTAGAACCTCAGTGCGATCTTCCGCATTGTGTCGCCCTTGCGAATCACGTAGAACTTGGGTCGAGTCTTCTTGCTGCCGCTGCTGTTCTTGTTGCCGCCCGAGGCAGGACCGTGCGCCTTGCCAGCAGGAGTAGCCGCCACCATGATGAACTCGACATCGACAGTGGCCTGCATGATGTTGCCACCGATGGTCCGGCGCTCGCTGGTGATCGTGATCGTGCTGATCCGCCACAGGCCGGTCTCAAACGCGCCGTAGGCCAACTTCACTCGCTTGGCGCTGCGTCCGATGCTGATCAGGGTGTTGATCTTCGCCGTCTGGTCTGCCTGGTTGCCAGGACTGCCGAACGTGAGAGTGAACGCCTGCTTCCGGTTCTTGGGCTGGTTGCGGGACAGCAGCGGCACCCCACGAGCGCGGTCGATCTCGGTGTAGCCCGGAACAAGATCACTGTGCGTCACAACTTGCGGGGCGTACGGCACCGTGAGCACCGGCTTGCCACCCTCGGACATGATCGTCATCCGCCTGTGCGGCTTGTTCGTGTTCCGGTACGCAGCCGCAGCGGTGTCGCGGATCACCTGAACCGTTGTCACAGCGCACGCTCCTCTGTCTCCTGCTGGATCTTCATCCACGCCCGCCTGACGGCACTCTCGGCGTCGAAGTCGCTACCCACCGTCTGAATCGGCATGGTGACTCGGACGTCGTTGTGCACCATCGGCCCTGTGTGGCCCCCTGCGGGCCGGTAAGCCGTGTCATGCGTCCCAGTGCCAACTGCACCGTCGTAGGCCCGCTGGAGCGCGCTCACGGCCCATCCCGGTGCCTTGCCGGTGGCACCGCCGTAGGGATCGGCGGTGGCAGACGCCGGGATGATGGCGGTTCCGGCTCCCAGACGGGTGATCTCCGGACCGTTCATGCCCAGCATGCTGATCTTGCCGTAACGGTCGATGGCAGCCTCGGGACCGAGTTCACCGACCAATGCCCGACCACCCGGGTGCGTACCACCAGTGAAGTACGAGTACGACGGAAGAGTGCTTTGGTTCGGTAACCCTGCGCTGCCGATTCCCAGGACGCCTCCACCGATCAGATTCACATATCCCTGCGCGGCCCTGACCATGTTGTTGATGTTCGTCTTCATGGTGATCAACATGTGATTCTGCCGCCTCGTGCCACTGGTGTTGCCCAGCAACGCGTTCAGGTCTCCGGCCCCGGTGACCATGTGCTGCATCTTCTTGTTGCCACCAGTGAGTTCGTCAACCAGCCGCTGACCAGCGTCCCCGGCACCGCCCATCTGCGTGGACAGGTCACCCGCGTACTTCTTCGACGTGCCCAGCGCGTCCATCACCTGTCGCTGTGCTTCCACGCTGCTTCGCAGGCTGCCTCGGGTCAGACCTACGGCTCCGGTCATGTCCTGCATGTCGATCAACGCCTGTCCACCTCGGGCACCGACGTTGCGCATCTGTCTGGCCAACTTGTGTTGTGCCGCGTAGTTGCCCATCGCAGAGTTGAGCACCAACTTGTCGCTGATGCCATACTTCTCCGCAGTGTTGAACACTCCACTCTTCTGCAAGTCCTGTGCAACCTGCATCTTGGTCTGCTGAGTGATCTTGGCAGTGATGCTGTCCAGCGTGCCCGCGTAGTCCTTGGCCTTCAGACCTGCCTCATTGATGTTGTGCTTGACGTTCAACCACTTGGCAGCGAGTTCATAGGTCAAGTCAACGGCTCCTGCAATGGCAGCACCCCATGGGCCGCCGACTGCGAAGCCGAGCATGGCAGCACCGGCTACGTGCGCAGCAGTATTGACCGCCTTGCCTGCGGTAGTGCTCTGGTCACCGAAGTTGGACATCAGCAGGATCAACCCGCCCAGCCCGGCAGCACCACGAGCGACCTTCATGCTGGTGGTCATCTCTGCGAACTTGTCCGTCAGGTGTTCCTTGATCTTGTCCCCGATCATCTTGAACGGTGCCTGTGCTATGCCCTTGATGAACTCCGGCTGCATCTTGAAGAACAACGACAGCGTGAGCATGTTACCCAGCAGGGTCTGCATCGGTGCAGGCATCTTCTCGATGGTGCGCAGGATGAAGTCCAGGCTGGTGGCGAACATGCTGATCGCGTTCGACAGCGCAGAGGTAGCAAACGGCGATCTGGCCCAGGCGTCCACGATCTGCACAAGCGACGGGAGGAACTTGCCCGCCATGCTGTTGGCCACCGTCACCAGGTCCGGCAAGAGGTGCGTCCTGAGCATTCCGCTGGTCTTCAGAAAGCCCTTGGTGTTGTCCGTCAGCCGGAACCACTGCTTGCCGATGTCGATGATCCACTTGCCGAGTTCGCGGACCACCGGGATCTGCTTCTCGAAGAAGTCATGCATCTTCTTCCGGCCCTCGTCGGATTCCGTCCAGTCCCGGAAGTTCTTGGCAACCGTGCCGAGGTCTTCACCCATCGCCTTGCTGAGTGGCTTGCTCGCCTTGAAGATGTTGAACATGCCGATGCCGAAGTCCTTGACCACGGCCCAGGTCTTCTTCCACAAGTCGTACGATCCGAGCAACCACTCACGGATGCCTGACCGGTGGTCCCGCATGGTGTTGGCGAGGTTGTTCGTCATGCTCGCCATGTCGTGACTGATGTGCTGAGTCAACGGCTCCGCTGCGATCAGCAGATTCACCAGCATCCGCATGCCACCGAAGGCAGCACCACCGAGATTGCCCACCACCTTGGCGTTGCTGCCCATCAGGCCGTCCATCGACTTGGCCACCCGAGGGTCGTTCAGCCAGTTCGCGGTGCGGTGCGCGACCTTGTTCAGTTCGGTCGCGGTTGCCCCGAGTTCCTTCTGCAAGGTCGGCAGGTACGTCTGAGCCAGGTCGCGGATGGTGGGAGCGATGTCCTTCAACAGAGCATCTTGGGTGGACTGTCTGACTCCGAGCCAGGACTTGTGAATCTTGGCAATCGTGATCAGCACCATCCGGCCGTTGGCCGAGATGTTGTGCATCGACTTGTACACCTGGTCGATGGTGCTGGTCGGGTTCAGGATCGTCTGGAGCGCCGGACCCATCCCGGACATGCCGATCTTGAATGCCGCCATGCCTTGTGCACCTGCGGCCAGCAGACCCGGATACGCAGCGAGCATCCCGCTCAGCGGTGCCAGTCCACCGATGGCAGCAATACCGGCCGATCCCAGCCCGTTGATGGCGGTGGCCACGAACTGGAGCGCGTCTCCGATGACGTAGATCTTGTATGCCTTGAACAACTTTTCGAACGAGAAGCCGAACTTGATGAAGCCCAGGAAGGACTTCTCCGTCTTCTTGTTCTGCCGCTCCAGCATCTTCGACTTGATCGCGGCCTTGGCCGCTTCGTCACCGAACTGCTTGGTGCCCCTGGCCGCAGCCTCAGCCGCCAGCGCCTCTTCCGTCAGGGACCGCTTGGTCTTCTTGTTCTGACGGTCCATGCCTTCCGACGCAGCGGTGGCCTTCTCGCTTGCGTGGGTAACCCGGTCGATGGATGCCTCTACGACCTTCGCCTCGCCGGTCAGGGCGTTTTCGAGGGCGACCCGGAGGATGTACTGCTCCGTGTTGTCGCCAGGTGCGTCGGTCACCCTCGTCTCCCTCTGCTGCTACTGCTTGCCCCGGTTGGCTTTCTCGTGTGCCTTGCGCTCCAGGCCCACCACGACTTCCAGTGATGCGACCCGTAGTGCCCAGTCGAAGTATCCCGTACGGAGGACGGCGATGGGGTCAACCTTGAACCGGTCAGCCACCACCGCCGCCTGTATGATCCGTCCGTCTTCCTTCAGCCGGTCGATCAGTTCTCGAAAGGGCCGCTGTCCTCGTCGCTGAACTCGTCGGACCAGTCCTCTTCCTCGTCACCCAGGCCAGCGGCGTCGAGAATCTTGCGCATGTGCTGGAGCACGAAGCCATCACTTCCGTACAACTTCGTGATCGTCTGGCCCACCCCGCCGATTGTGTTGCCGACCAACTGGGCGAACTCGTCCATGGGAATCACCAGGGGGTCGCCGCTCGGGGTGAAGACCTCCTTGCCGTTCATCAGCGTGCCCCGGTGCAGGTTCGACAGCACCGTGTTGGCGAGGTGCCGTGCGCTGGTCTGCTTGGTGCGCCGGTTCGTGGCCCGCTTCACCCACGCCTGGAACAGATCGACATCGAGTGCGACGTCGAACTTCAGGCTGACCCCGGGGCGCGTGGTCACCGGAAGCACTAGCGGCTCCAGCCCGGCAGGCTTGGCCAACTGCGTCCGGATCAGGTCGTACATGCTGTCCGGCTGGTTGTCAGCGGAGTCGTGCAGGCTGTCCCAGTTGCTGGGAGCGCTCGTCTGCTCGTCGTCGTCATTGACACCGCTGAACTTGAAGTCAGTGTTCTCGCTCATGTTGCTAGACCCCTCTTACTTGGTATTGCTGGATGATGTGCTGCATTGATGGTGCTGGTCCTGTTGCTTGGGTGCGCTGCTGGTTGTGCCGGTGGAAGACCGTGAGTGGCTCTCTGAGGCCCTAGGAAGCCCATCTAGCCATCGTCCTACCCTGAAAGTGCTTCAGGCTGTCAGAGGGCCACTCACGGGGTTCTGCGCCCGAACCTAGGAGAAGTTCGAGATGGCGAACTCCAGGGACACGATCCCCGGGTCACCGGACTGGGCATCCGGCTCCGGCTCGATCAGACCGACCAGGAGAGCCTTCGGGTAGTCGGACTGGCTGGCCAGCGCCGACATGTCCCGAGCCAGCGGAGTGACCGTGATGTCCAGGGTGGCCGATCCGACCTGCTTCTTCAGCGTCTTGATCATCACCGCGTCACGGTCGTAGGCGTAGCCCCGGGTCACGGTGACGTTGGACGCCTCCGCAGGACCGGCCAGGACATCAGGGTTGAGTTCTCCACCGTCGTAGATCTTCGACGTGGACGCCGTGATGTCACCACCAGTCTTGGTCATCCAGTAGCCGTCGATCCCGTGAACCTTCACGAGAAATTGACGCTGTGCGGACTTGTCGCTCATTTCGTTGCACTTCCTCTCTCAGTGAAGGTGCCTCAGAAGGACTGAAGCAGGCCGGTCTTCGTGATCTGGATGGTGATCAGGCCAGCGGTCGGGCTGACTCGGACCTTGAGTTCCGCGTTGACCCGGTTCTGGCTCAGGGTCTGCGGAGTGTTGACGGTGCCGTCGATGATCACGACGTAGCCGGGATCGACTACCTCTCCCGTGGCGTGGTTGATGTTCTGGTAGAGACCACCAGCCGTGGCAATCGGCTCGCACATCGCCGTCAGCGCGCCCTTGATGTCGGCCATCAGCCGACCCTTGGCGTCCACCGTCTCGAAGGTGTAGTCCTCCAGGCGGCGCTCCGTCTCGTAGATCATCCAGTTGAGAAGGTCGCGCTCCTTCAGGTACTGCCAGTTCGTGTCGTCGGTGGACAGAGACGCCCAGCCGTAAAGACGAACGGAACCTGCAACGAAACGAATCGGGGAGACGTTGCCCGCCTCCAGCGTGTTCATGTCGTTGTCGGAGTAGACGACCTCCAGCCCCTGGATGAAGTTGGCCCGGGACAGGGAGCCAGCAGGCACCCGCCACGGTCCGATCTGGTCGATGGCACGGGCACGAGCCGCAGCGACGTAGCCCTCCGGAGAGATCGTCCGGCTACCACCGGCACCATCCGGGATGATCACCCACGGGCCGAACATGCCAGCAGACGGGCTGGAGTAGTCGTCCGCCGTTGACGTGTAGTCCGTGACGGAAGACGCAATCGGGTTCGCCAGAAGAGCGATGCGATTGTTGACTTCCGCGTGAGTGATCAGGCCCTGCCAGACGGTGGCGTTCCCCTGACCCGGGATACAGACCGCACCCGTGCCCAGGTCCGGGCTGAACCGGGCCAGAGCAGTCACGTAGTCGGTGGCAGACACCGATCCACGCTGGTCGTTTCCACCGGACGCGTTGGTGGCTGCGACCACGGCGGGGTTGTTGTTCGGGGAGGACGTCGCGCTGCCCAGGTTGGACACGTTGACGTAGGGCGACCCGTTGAACCGCTGGACGGCCTCGGACGGGCTGGAGATGTTGTTGAAGTCGTGGACCACGACCCCGGCCAGAGTGACGATCATCCGGAAGGTGTTGGGAAGACCGCCGTTCTTCACCTCCACGGTGATGTTGGTGGACCACGAGCCCGGGTTCGCGGCATCGACCTTCAACGTCGCCACCGGGCTACCGGCCCGGTCGGACAGGGTGAGCGACCCGGACGTAGACGAAGCACCGACCACCCGGGCCACGTACGCCTGCTTGCCACCCTCAGCGAAGAAGGTCTGCAACTGGTCGTACAGCGAACCGTAGGTGACCCGGTTGCCCAGAAGGCTCTGCGCCTCCGCGAGCGAACTGATCTTGATCGGCTTGGTGGTGTCGCCCCGCTCCGCGAGGCCCACCATGAACACCTGCCCCGGGAGCGCCTGAGCAGCCGAGTTCGGAGCGGCCTGCGCTTGGGCAGTGACGACGACGCCTGCCATGACTTACTTCTCCTTCTTCTTCGCGGCCTGAGCGGGCTGCTCCTGCACGTCATGCTGGTGGTCCGGAGCCTCGACCTGACTGGCCTCGGCCTCGTACGCTGCCTGATCGATCAGCCGACCAGCGATCAGCGCCTTGGAAACGAACTCCGTCTCCTCGACCTCGTCGGACTCGAAGCCACCGAGCGTGTGACCTTCGTCGTCCAGTACGACGGGGCTGTCCGTCGTGTTGAACACCTTCTTCTTGGACGCCATCGGGTTCTCCTTCTCAGGGTGTCGAGTCAAGATGGCTGACTGTGGTTGTGATGGTATCGGCAGAACCGAGGGGTTCCCGGTACTGCGACTCGATAGAACTCATGTCGAATGCGATGCTGCCTCCCGCGTACCAGGTGGCCGTCTGCCCGTTCTGTTGGATCGCATCGAAGTACTCCTCGTTGATGGAGCCTTCATCCATCTCCAGCACAGGGCCGTCAGGGACACCGGTCCCGAAGGAGGGGTCGTCCAGCAGCGTTGAGCGCAGCACCGCCACGATGTCGTCCCGGACCTTCATGGTGCTGTCGTAGGGCTGATCGACCAGCGAGTTGGTGTCGATGTATTCCGGCGTCTTCACCCACACGAACACCCGGGTCGAGTACTGCACCCGGTACTGCTCGTTGCGGTCTGCGTTGTAGTCGATCCGGCTGAAGCCTCTTGACCGGGTGACCAGCGATCCGACCGTCGGGTAGATGTTCGTGGTCAGCGGGTCGTACGCGTCGTAGCGCAACGGCACCGGCAGCCACATCGAACCGAGGTTCCACTGTGCGCGGGCCTGTGCGATCTTCACCGGCATGGCTTCTGCCAGATAGTCCGCGATGGCGGTGCGTACGTCGTACACGCCCCGCATGAGTGTCTCAGTCATCGCCACGTCGCTTTCTGCCCGGTCACGTACTGGACCATGATCTGCTTCAGGTCTGCGCGTACCTCTGCGGTCAGCGGCAGGATCGGACGGGGCGGGTTGATCCGCTTGCCGTTCCGCTTGGTGCCCTTGCTGTGCCACTCGACCTTCGGGTCAGAAGAACCGAAGACCGCATGACTTCCGTGGTACTCCTCGATGTCCATCGGCCTGCTGGTCATGGTGGCCTTCATCGCGCCCGTGGCGACGAGAATCTTCCGGGAATAGCCCTTCCGCATCTTCCTGATCCGAGTCTCGGGCTTCAACGGGGTCCACTTCTTGCCAAGCAGCCACATGCCCTCGGTGCTGAACTGCCTGCGCGCCGTGTGCGACAGGTAGGAACCGACCTTGGGCCAGACACGCTCAGGGTTTTCCAGGCGGCTGTTGATCGCCTTGATCTTCCGCTTGAACTGCGGGACTCCATTGCTCTTCGTGGTGACGGACATCAGGCGATCACTCGTCTGCGCTTGCGGTCGTGCTTGCGCAGTTCGTCCGGGGTCCACCCTTTAACCGGGTTGTTGTCGGACTGCTTGGCCTCAGCCGCGTTGTCCTGCCGGAAGTTGATCGTGTCGTCGTTGTTCATCACGAACTCCCGGGAAGCGATCCGAAGCATGTCGGACCTGACCCCGGACAGGTCACCCACGTACCCGGCGACGTACTCGATCACGTAGAACGAGTTCGGGATGCCGTAGTACAGGCCACCGGGAACGATCAGCGGGTCTCCCACCGGGTTCAGGGTGCCGTCGTAGGTCCGCTCGACCCCCGTGTCGCTCTGGAGCGCAGGAACCGTGACGCTGGCGATCAGGGCCGGGTCGAAGTTCTCGTCCACCTGGGTGATGTTCAGTACCCGGGTGACCGGGGTGTACTTCAGGTTCAGGTAGCCACCGGCATCGGTCATGGCTACCTCTCTGGTGTGTACCTGCGTGAGCGGCCTGTTGAGGTATTCCTCCAACTCCGACTGCAAGCCATTCAGGATGCCCTGCGCGTTGGCAGCCTTGGCGGAGTTCCAGGTCGGACTGCCAAGATGCACGCGCAGTTCTTCGGCGGAAACGATGCACGTCCCGATGTCACCTGTTGCTTCCATTGTCTCTCTTCCTTGTCTGGCTTGCTGTTGTGGCGGGTGCTGTCAAGTGCCCCAATAGGTGCAATGACTGCTAGTGGTTGGCGGGCTAGGCGGGCGTATAGGGGCAGGTGGGCTACGTCGGTGTCGTATCGTCGCCACCCGCTGGGTGACCGTCCGGCGATCCGTCACCCGACGTTCATCGACCGACTGACCTCGTAGTAGCCGCTGCCGTTGTGGC